TAAAGTTTGAAAACAAAGGAGGTGTTTCTCTCGATGCCCTCACCTCTTTGCCGGAAGGTATAAAGTTTGAAAACCAAGGAGGTGTTTCTCTCGATGCCCTCACCTCTTTGCCGGAAGGTATAAAGTTTAAAAACCGAGGATATGTTTCTCTCGATGCCCTCACCTCTTTGCCGGAAGGTATAAGGTTTGAAAACCAAGGATATGTTCATCTCGATGCCCTCACCTCTTTGCCGGCCAGTACAAAGTTTGAAAACCAAGGATATGTTTATCTCAATGCCCTCACCTCTTTGCCGGAAGATATATTCATAGGGTTAGATGCATTGCTTATAACACGGTTAATAAAAAAAGATTTATCGGGTGTTGTTGTTACGAAAAATGAATCTTCTTCATTCAAAGATAAAAAGATAAAATACTCTTTTGAACATAAATATTATCAAGAACAATCAAATATTGGCCAACTTCCTTATTGGACGCTTAATGCACCGGGCGATAAATGGAATATTAATATATCGGATAATACAAATACATTCCCATCTCAATTATTAACTGCATTTGATTATCATTCTATTGGCATTAATAATCCACTTGGATGGATTGGCGGTACGATAAATGGAAATATTTTGTATATTACGGAAATTCAAAGCGACCTAATGCAAAACACATTTTTACTAAGAGAAGAACAACAACAAATTTTATATTTAATGACAAAGGGAAAAGACTTTTTAAAAGAAGAACTTATGAGATTATTGTTGGAAGCCAGGAGTAAAAATATGTCATTCAGGGATTATCTAATATTCTCAGGTTATATAATTCCCGAAGAATTACCGTTAAATTTTAATTTTGTGCCAAGATATGGAAAAATAGTTAAAAAAGAATGGTTTTCCTTAAAATCAAAAATAGAAAATTATTATAAAGGATGGGAATATATATTTATATTGGATGCTATAAAACATCACATGGGAAGCAATATTAAAAAAATAAGAATACCCACATCTCAATATTATACTTCTATAATAAATGAAACTAAAAAAATATCTGAAATATATGATAAAATTGGAAATTTGTTTAAGAATAAAATTATTGAAAACGGAAAATGGCGAGAAATAAATATAAATGATGTCGGGGACGAGATTACGGGTATAAATTATAAAGTCAAAGATGAATATATTAAAGCATATATCAAAACCTTTGTAAAAAACATTAAACTTTCAAATCCTGGACTAGGAAGCGACAGGGAATTAGCATTTGATGCTATATCATTTATTCATGATCATAAGGAAATAACCAGTTTAGTTAAAAATGATATTATTAAAGAGCAGAAAGATGTGGCAGACTATCTTTCGACCAAAGATGGGAGAAAACACATAGAAGAAATCAATAAATGGATTGAAGAAACATTTAGTGATAAACGTCCACGCCAGGGTATTGGCGACGAAAAAGAAGGTGGTGTCGTTGTTTCTCCAACTGGTGAGATAATTGAGGAAGAAAAGGAATCAGAAATAGACAAAATTATAAAAGAAAGTTTAAGAAATAATAAGATACACACACAAAATCTGGACGTCAATTATTTACTAGATGAATTAAATATTGTAATAAAAAATAATGATTATGACAGAGGGCGCGTCATAAAAGATTTACTTAAACAAGTTAATAATTCTACCAATCCAGACATAAAATTTTTATATTCTACGGAAGGACAAATATTGGGATTTTCTTATGAAAATGAAATATTCATTAATATGCAGCGATTTTCGGCAAATACTATTTTTGAGGAAGCCGGACATATATGGATAAACTGGGCTAAAGTTAATAATAAAAAATTATACAATATTGGGATAGAAAAAGTTCGTGGCTCTCAATATACTAAAGATGTAGAAAACAGTTCGTTTTACGTGGCACAAGCATTAAAGTATGGAGAAAAAGGCTCTACGGAATTTAATGCTTATATAGAAGAAGAAGCATTATCTAAGGCCATTAAAGATGAAGGTGCAAAATTTTTATCTATTACAAGAAAAAATTCTTTTAAAGAATGGTTAAACGCTTTATGGTCGGAAATAAAAAAAGTGATGGGGTTAAGTAGCATGAATATTAGAGATGTTAGAAAATTTTCATTACAGGAATATGCACAGGGGGTAATAAAAGATATTTTAACCCCTGACATAGAATTTCAGGAAAAGCCAGATATGTCTTTGTTTGATACAATAAATCAAATATCAAATGAAAGAGCAGAACAAAAACGTAAAGAATGTGAATGATTTTTAAATTAAATTTTGATTAAAGTGTATTTTAAATTAGTTTTTGTTATATCTTTGCGGTATGCTTTATGAAGCCACGGTCATCAAGCGGGAAAATATTTGAACCGTCCGGATTTACAACTCTGGACTACCCGCAAAGACAGTCCGTGGTCTGTTGATGCGGGTTTTTTATTTCATGGGATACCGCTAAAACTTAATTATAATGTCAAGTGGTTTGCACAAGCGAGACCCACGGTGCTATCTTAAGGGTAACATTAAATTCGGTTTGTGGCTTCCACCACGTAATACGGCATACCGGTGACCCCCAATGGAAATCCGGACGGTTCAAATACAGTATATCTTAAATGCCGTATGAAAATTCAGAATGGAGCTGTTGTTGTAGTATCCAGGGTGGTCATAGTCGCAAAAATAACACAAAATACGGGGCTAAATACCAATGAACCGTAAAAATTTGGGTTATGTTTTTTTTAAGAAAATATTAACTTTAATAACATTATAATGGCTTGTCCAGTAAAAACCAGTAAAGAATGGCTTAAACTCGTTTCCGGCATCGGAGAACTTAATGCCTATAAGGTATTTATCTCTAACGGAGAAGAAATACCAGAAATGTCAATAGTTGACGATATTATCAATGACTTTGTTGACAATACCGTTGACAAATGGACACCTAACCGTCCCAATCTCCTCCAGTCCTCTGTTTTATCAAAAGCTGAGCAAGATGCTGATTCTACCGAGAAAAGCGCTATAAACGCTTTAAAATCGTTTTTAAGCAGTATTGGAATTAATATTGCCACAGTAGATAGGTTAATGATGAATGGTTACTCCGCAGATGCCATTTCATTTATTTCTACAAAAACAATATTGTATGCTCAGGATAAGTTATCGGCAGACCTTTTGTCTGAAGAAACCGGACATTTTATATTGGAAGGGCTTGGAGATGAACATTCATTAGTTAAAGCTATGCTTTTCATTACACCGCAAACTAAAGAATATCTTACTGTAAAAGACAAATATTCTAAAATTTATAATAATAATGAACAAAAAAACAAAAAAGAAGCAGCTGGACAAATATTAGGTAAATATATCAAGGAAGGAGTTATTTCTGAAATAAATGACAAGACACTAGCGGGAAAATTGAAAAACATCATGGATTCCATTATTAAACGTATAAAACAGCTCTTTAAATCAGCAGATGCACAGGTATTACAAAAGCAGATGGATAATATATTTGGCAGAGTTGCCGGTATCGTCACCGGAAAAATAGAAGAAAAATTATCTTTCAAAGATAAAAATGAACAATATGCCGCTATTTCAAAAAACGTAAGTATTATAGATGATTTTATACAAAAAACAGAAAATATCATCAAACGATTAGAAGACATAAAAAAAAGACGGGGACAATTAAAATCAACTGCAGACATAGATAAAAGAATAACTTTTTACAAAAATAGATTATATGGAGAAACAGACAGTGAGGGAAACATTATATCCGAGAAACTTGGAATAGTGGCCACTAGGGATATGTCTATGATGATGGATTTAGCAGAAAAGGATTTATTATGGATAGAAAAACAACTTTTTGAAACCGATAATAAACCATCAAAATATGACGAGATGACACAATCACAAAAACTTGATTTTTTTACTTCTGCAAGTCAAGGTATTGCTACATGGATGACATTTAAGGATTTTCCACGTACCGGGGATAAATATATTGACGAAAAAAAAACATATATTGCCGGGAAAGCACACGAATTACATTCTTTCATGTTTAATAATACAGCTGCAAAATTCATTTCAGAACATATAACGGGCGGACAAATTCAACCGGAAGATATTTTTAAAAAATTACAACCAGTGGGATGGTTGGAATCCCAAACAATAGATATATCACAATCTCCCAATCCTATAGGACAATATGTTTTTCTTTTCTTTTCCATGATGCTTGATGAAGCAAAAGGCAAACACGAAGAACATATAACAACATCAAAAAAAATAATAGACGATTTAACGAATTATCTTAACGAAACCGGCATATCATATAGACAACTTATTGATGATTTATTTTTAGAAAAATATGATAATAATGATTATACCGGTAACTATACCGGGGAAATATCTCCCGAATTTTATAAAAAGAAAAAAACAAGAATAGACAACGCCAGGGAAACAGGCACTTCTTTGGCCTGGAAAAAATATTACAAATGGCTTAATGAAAACACCATTGTCACAATAAATAACGAAAAATTTCTGGAAGATATGGAATTTATGAAACAAGAATACATAGATGAAAATAGTGTATTTTTAGATGATGACGGTAAAAAAGAGTTTGAAGAGTGGAAGGAGTTTAACGATCCCATGATACAACCAATAACACAAGCAAAAAGTAAATATATATCCAGAATTCCCAATAGCAATATATGGGAGAACAAGCAATATAATATCATAAAAACCACATATAAGAACACTCCAATAGAAAAAGCATACGATTTTTTAATAGAAAAATTCAATTTTTATAAAAAAATGTATCCACCCGTTACGGGTATTTCCGATAATTATATGCCAGAGGTGAGAAAAAGTCTGATGGAAACCATATTGGAAGGTGGCGGAATGGAAATATTGGCAACATTTCCGGTAAATCTTATTGATGCCATGAAAAATTCAATAAGATATAACCCAGAAACAATAAACGACAATACTTTATTGGACGAAGATGGAAAACTGGAAAAAAGGATACCGGTATATATGATGAAAAATGTTTTTCCGGACAAAAACAGTTCTTTATGGAAAAAACTTGCTAAATATGGGCAAGAGCAAGCACTTGTTGAATGGAGAAAATCCATTCAACAAAACACCGTAACAGATCCTTTTAAGGTTCTTGATATCTTTGCTGCATCTGCACTTGTATATCATTATAAGCAACTTGCGGAAGAACCATTGAAACTTATAAAAAAGATGATATGGGAATCGTCCACACAGCAGGATGTTCTTTATAAAGATACGGATGGAAATATTTTAAAACGCACATGGGAAGGATTTGCAAATAGGGAAAATTTTGCTAAACAAATGGAATATTTCGTGGATTCAATGTTGTATGGCGCTACAAAAGAACATACTCCTTTGGCAAGAACGGGAATTTTAAGCAAGATAGAATCGGGTAAATTAACCGATATATTTACCAGTTATGTGGTTTTAAAATATATGGCATTAAATATTCTGGCTCCAGGTGCTAACCTTGGCATAGGTGTGATGTCAACAATACGAAAAGGAGTAGGAGGAGGGGAATATTCCTTGACCGATTCATTAAAAGCTCTTGGATTAACGATGGATTTGGTTGTAGATCCTGCAAATTTAGCATATCTCGTAAATAAAAAGGGATTAATAGACACTCCCGGAGGCAAGATAATAAAATTGGGAGAATATTTTAATATAGATATGAATCCGTTGGATACACAAGTAATTTCCGGTGGTGTGGGGAAAGTTATTTCTGATGGATTAATGCTTGCACAAAGAGGAAGCGAGTATTTTATACGATTTCATACCATGGTTTCTGTTTTATTTGGTGAAAAAACAATAAATAAAAATGGTAAAAAAAGAAGTATATGGGATGCATTAAAATTAAAAGATGGAAAAATAATTTGGGATAGTGATAACTTCTCCGGGGAAGAATATGAAAAATTTTTAAGCAGGAAATATGGCATAGGAATGAAAATTAACGATACAGCAGCCAATCTTCATGGTGCATATGGTTCTTTATATACTATATTGGGCAGTAAACAGGCAGCCGGAAGGGTATTGATGACATTTAAAAAATGGGCTTTCAGAACATGGAGATATAGATTTGCCAAAAGAAGAAAATCTATCATATTGGGAAAAGAAACACAGGGAATATGGCGTGGTCTTGGTAATAGCATGCTTGGTAAAGCAGATACATTGGATAAACAGGGCGCAAAAGAAACCATGTTTGATATTACTATGTGGATAACTCTGTTATTGGCTATTAACATGATAAAAAGTATGTCCAGTGATGATGATGACGATGATAACAATAAAACATGGCTTAAATATCTCTTATTACAATTAAGCAGATTAAAAAATGATATGTTGTTTTATTTGGGAGGAGACTATTGGAAGGGCGGGAGTACTGCCATAGTACCACATTTGTCTGCAATATGGGACATAACACAAACCATCAATGATATGTGGATGGCGACATTTCCATGGTTATATCCAGAGTATCAACCAGTTATAACAAAAGGAACAAACAGAGGAAAGAACAGAATTGGACAAGATGTATTAAATTTATTACCGGCAGAATATCAAATAAAGAAAGCAATACATATAAAAGAAAGAGTTATTCCAGGGCTAAAAAAGGGCCGGCGTGGGAAAGTTGGGAAACTGCCGGCCCAGTACAGATAATTATTATTCTGCAAGTTTTCAAATTTTTTTTATTTTTATTTCTTGCTCTCTTCTTTCCTTTAGATACATGGCCAGTGTTTGAGTACATTCAATTACCATTTTTACTAATTCTTTTTTTGAACGTTTCATATATGTTTTCACTTCATCATTATATGTTTGTTGAGCTATTGATTTCATATTATTTAAAAATTTGCTGGTTGAACTTGTTATCGTTCTTCTATACATAAAACACGTTGAAAAGTATGTGATTTTTTTTTATTAACCATGGGACGTGATTCTATTATTTTTGTTATTTTATATTTTGTTTTATTTATGTTTAATATATCTTCCACTTCCGTAACTGTATCATTGGGAAGCCCTATGGTTATAATTGTTCCAACAAGTTCTTTTTTATTATATTGGTTATTAACTGTAAAAAAATAGTTATCTATATTTTGAAATTGGTTAAATTCAATCGTTTTCATATTGTAATAGAAATTTAGGGTTAATAACTTTAAATGATGTTTTTTCATCCACTGTTCGTAATATTACTCCCTCCATGGGAATTTTATGTATTTTGGATGTTCTATCTGCATAGTTAACAAGTTCCGGTATTCCTTCATTTTCCTTTAATGTTAAAAAGGCAATAAACGGGACATCCCGCAGATTAATAGATTTTATAAATTCCCATCTATGATAAGGAAGTAAAAATCGTCCATCTACATTAACGTTAAAAACATAGAACAAATGGTTTATGATATTATATTTATTGCCCTGAACCTTTGGCCCTATTATTTCTCCTTGTATATAAACATATTGTTTAATTGGATATAAAAATTTAATTGCTGATAATAATTTTGCTTTAATATGACAAGATTCAGCTATTTCTTTATAAACATTTGTTCCAATGTGTTTGTTTTGATATTTTTCAGTAACGTTTTTATTTCGTGAACATATACCCCAAATATATGGTTTCCACAGTCTCGATAATCCTTTGTTTTTAATACAATAATACGTAGCAGAACAACCGTCAAGTTTTTCAGTAATATAAACTTCCTTACCACGTATTTCATCAATCCATTCCGGATGAGACTGTATTCTTTCTTCATCTGTTTTGCGGATAAACTGAGGCCATACCATTGATCTATAGCTGGTCAATTTTTTAAACCAACTATGTCGCATAAAGTATTTATGGATTCTTGATTTTTCTATTTTTGTCCGGTTCTCAAGTTCTTTTGCCTCGGCATTTGCCTGCGGATCATATTTTTTGATATTCATAATGTCCGTAACATCATGTCCCTCTGGATAGGAATCAACTTGTTTAATGGGTACAGATAAAATAGATAATGGAAAACATATTCCCTGGCTTATATGTCCGCGTAATTTAATTGTTTTTATTCTATATTTGCGTGATTTCATAAATTCAAAATCAGGCCATGGTGGAAGAACGGAATCTATCTCTACATAAATACATTTATCACCTTCTTTGAAATCTTCTTTTCTTATTATGATTTCCCATCCAAGAACAGTGGCGCAGACGATATTATCTGCGCCGGGTATCTCACATATCTTGTTTATTTTTTGTATAGTTGCAAGTTTTCTCATTTTTTTATCAGTTTATGTTTTATAAGATATTTATATTCATCTTTTAAAATATTATCATCCCATCCATTTACAATATCCATGATGAGATCCATACTTAACCATTCTAAAATTCTTTTATTAACCTTATCGGCATATCCATCTGTATAAAAGTCAAAAACTTTTTTTCTTATTTTTTCTTTATTGGTCATAATTTATAAATTATAATTTTATGATTAAAATCTTCTTCGAGTAAATTCATTAAGTCTTTTTCAAAATCATGTGCTGCTATTTTTATTGCAGTTGCTTCTTTATTTTTGTTTGTTTTTCCAGATAAATCATCCATACTATAATCATACACTCTTGAAAAAATTACTCTTATTATTTTTTTATGTTTTTTGTTCGATTTCATGTTTAAGCAGATAAAGATTTTGATTAAGTGTCATTTCATTAATACTATAATCATCAAATTCAATGAGCGTTCCCATGTCGCATTGTTCTTGCAATTTTACAAGTTCATCTTTACATTTTTTTTGGGTATTAAATATGCCAATTATTTGTGGATCGTCGCCAGAGTATAAACTCGGCAAAAGTGTTAATAGAAATAATTTCATATTTTTTTTAATTAAAAATTTTCTATTTCACGTGGAGATATAAATTCTATATATACTTTTTTTACTCTTTCTCCCCAATCTTTTAATTTTATTAATTCGGCATACACATCATACGTCCCATCTCCCATTCCAGTAGAAAATGCCACCCCTACACCACCAAGTCCATATGCAAAATTTAATTGTCCCCCATGATTTTTAGATGAAGTAATATCACAGATACTATCATAGGAAAATTCCCCTTTTCTCATATTGGGAAACAAAGACATATTGGTTTTTCTAAATTCTCCGGATTTAATTAATTGATTGGGATTTTTTTTATATTTAAGAATAATACTCTCATACGTTCCTGGAAATGGGTTAACGTTTTTTATCTTTGATTTTTTTAAGTAACAAAATTGCCATAAACTTCCGTCTTTATGTTTATAAACTGGATGATTACTATAGTTTTTATGTCCTGTTTTTTTATCAACCAGATATTCATTATTTATATAACAAGGATCACATATAAGAAGTTGTCCGCTGTCCACATAGGCAACCCCCAGTTTAACTGTTCTTGTTTTCATTGATAATTGTCTAAATTAAAACTGTAATCATTAAATATTTCTCTTATTTTATCTCTTACGTTTTCCCATATACATAATTCCATATTTTTATGATCACCATATTTTACTTCATTCCTTAAATCTTCACATATATCATATAAAACGGAATACATTTTATGTGCATCCATCGCCATCCTATATTCACCTTCTTCTTCAGGAAGATCAAATGTTATAGTTCCTTTTGCCATATAATTAAGTATTCTGTAATGGATTTGCGACCAATGGTTTTTTCGTCCATTTTAATTTACTCTTACCTTGTTTGTCAGTGTGCCATTTTTGTTCTGTATATTTTTTCTTCCATTCTTCACCAAAAGCATGATTCCACAATTTATGGAACATACCCAGATCTTTACATACCCTCATCAAGGCATTACTTTTTGCTCCCTCGCAGCAATCACCATATTTCATATTATAATTTGTTTCAAGATATTCATTTTGCCCTATTGCAAATGCCACATATTTACCATTAATAATAAGGGTAAACCCCCAATATACCATATTTTCATTTTTGCTGTGTTTGGGCATGCCCTGGGGAACAAGGGCCCAATGAGAACCACCAAAGGCAGCATTAAGTCTTTTGACATAAATATACCATGGTGCATAAATTAATCCGTCAGGTCTTACTTCTATTTCTTCATCTTTTATTTCTTCATAAAGAAGTCTTGATTGTTCATCCGTCATATTAAGTGTTCCTGCGGTAGGAATCAATTTGCTGATTTCTTCTTCGAAATCATTATGTTGGTTTTTTTCAGTTGGAATGGGCATTACAACCTGTTGGGGTTGAACCATTGCCTCATTTTGAACCGTTGATTCATTAACTGTTGTTGCCATCGTCTTGTGTTTTAATTTCAAAATTAATTTTTCCAGTATTTGTCTTAAATGGTTTAATATATGCCGTTCTTTCACTTGAACATAATTTTATAATTATATCATTTTTGAAAATATTAACTCCTTTTTTTTTGATGAATTTTAAATATTCAATAATTGTATTATATTTTTGTAATTCAACTATTTGTTCTCCATTAACATCAAAAACTGCCATATTGCCGTTTTGAAAAAATACTATGTTTTTAGGTTTGTTCATAATTTTTTAATTTCTTCTTTTACGAAACTGGTTAGAGTTCTGAGATTTTCACTTATATGTACCAGTGAACTGTATAATTTTTCAGATCTTGCCATCAGTTCTTTTTCAACAGCACAAATACCCTCTAATATACATTTGCGTTCCATAACACTTAATGACATGAAAATAATACCGCTTTTTTTTTTTACCATTTCTCCACAAATAGCGGAAGACAATTTTAATATATATAACATTTCTGCCTCCGAAAAACATCTGGAAGCAAGTCCCATATGGTTACTTATAGAATTTAACTTAAACATTAAAGATGATGGCTCCGAAGGATCACATTTCATGTTGGCGGTCATTTCAATAGCAATAAGGCTATTATTTATTTCTTCTGTTGTCATGGGTATGTTTATAAATAATGGCTTTTGCATTTAACATGCCTAAATACCATTCATATAATGCAGCATTTCCCAGCTGTTTTGATGCATTTATTTTTTTCATATATTTTTCATGTGCATTTTGCAGGTCTTTTATATTAAAAAGATATTCAAATGCTGTTATTTCTTTGTTAATTTCTCTTTTTATTTTTTTTAATATTTTTTCTGTTTTCATAAAGAAAATATTTTTTTTAATTGTTTGTGTGTTTTTGGTATTATCTTACCGGATCCCCATGGGTGAGATTGTGATTTATGTTTTGATGTTGTTATAGAATATTTGGTGGTATTTTCATACCATATTCCATGTCTATCACAAATATATAATGGATACCACCCATAACTGTATATAATATATTTTTTATTTATAGCAATTCCGGAAAGATTATTTGCTACAAATGGTTCTTTTTTACCGGCATATTTTCCAGTATCTTTATTTGCTATCTTCATAAAACAAGATTGGTTATTTTTTTCATGGACGATATAATGGATGATACTATATTCGCATTTTCTTCAGAAAAGAAAATGGCACTATTGTTATCATCTTCGCTCCACGATGTTATTAACTGTGTTTTATCTTTATTATATCTATACCATGATAAAAATAATGTTATATAATTATTATCGGATTCCATTTGTGATGTTGCAATGATCTCTCCACATGATAAAGATGTTATTATTTTATATATCTTTTTATGTTGACATTCCGAGATTGCTTTTTCCAATATACGTTTGTATTCATCTATTTTTTCATCCGATATTATATTTATTTTGTCTGAATAAAAATTTAATTTAGCAAATTCTTTACCATCTTTGGGAAGGGTTTTTAATATAAGATTATATTTAAAAAGCGCGGAAGACAAACAGGTGTTGTTATTAATTATTATCGCGGGATTAGAAGCGTTGCCAATAATGCGAAAATGAAGACAGCAATCAAAAAGAACCCTGTTTAACATAGAATTTCTTTTTTTTAAATATAAAAATTCCTCTTTACTGGTATCATAAGAATAATTAAGTGTTGGATTCATTGATTTGTATGTTTAAAAATTATATATTCAGCATCATTTATTGCCTTAAGTTCTGGTAATATTTTCCATTCACATTCTTTATTTAATCTAATAAGTTCCCTATATGATATTATCAAATTGTTTCCATCATCTATAAATCCAATATTGAATCCACGTATTACCCAATTATTAAGTATATCTTGAACAATATCTGGAAATTCAGATTGAAATAATTCATAGACCTTTAATTGTTTGAAAGTAATTCGTCTGTGTGGCATAATATACTTGATTGATTGATAAATCTACCAATATTGATTATTTCTTCTTCTCTTATGGGTTTATCATATACTTCACTATTTTGCGGTAATTCCGTATTAAAAAATTCAGACATTTTTTTTCTGGTATTGTCATCCGGAAAAAGAATTTCATACATTTTTTTATATATTTTTCCATATCCACTATAAACATAAATAATTTTATGTTTATAATTTATTGACATTTTGGAATATTCCCCATTTAACATTTTTTCAACATCATTCAATCTCTCCTCTGGAATACTAACCAAAAATAACGTATATGGAAAAGCTGTGATAATTTCTTTAATGGCATGTTCATATTTGGTCTTTATTATTTCGGGAATATTTTGTTCTCTTTCGGGACTATTTTTATAAATAATATACATTATATTAAGTTTTTCAGACAAATAAGAATTGAAAAAATCTTTTCCAATAGATGATGGCCTGGTATCAAATATTGGCAATAAAAATAAACTTGTTTTAGTTAATTTTTCCATATTGGCATATTATATTCCCCTGTTCCATTATAATAACCCAAGGGATAATCGAATTGATTATTTAATCTTGCATAGTAAACTTTGTATAATAATTCACATATTTCTTCTCTTCCCCTTTCAATGGTTTGTAGATCTATATTATAAATTGCATTATCATATACATCTTCTTCTTTACTGGCCACAATAATCTTATGGGAATATTGATAATCATCATAAGTTTCCCCATCATTCATTTTAAATGACAATCCTGTTCTTGTAGCGTGGTCATAAAAAGAAAGTTGCCTGTAATACTTATAGTGGTAAAAGTCGCCTATAAACGCACCCAATACATTATTATGGCATGTTTTAATATCTATTATACATATTTCTTTGTTTCTTTTGTTTATTAATACTATGTCTGGTTTGGCCTTACAATACATAATTTTTTCATTTGTTGTTTCTCCAGGAGTATAAGTAAAATATATTGGGGATTCTATTAAAATGATGTCATATCCGTCAAAATTTAACAATTTTGCTGCCGATTTATTGGAAAACAGCCGTTTATGCATATTTTCAATCGTCTCTAAATTTTTTCGAGATAATGGAACACGATTATTTTGTGCAATAGTTACGGAAAAATTAATATATGGTTGAAATTGATTAAGTATTTTTTGTGCATTATCTTTTCTTTTATCTTCTGATTCTTTGGCTTTATATATAGAAGCATATAATATTTCAGGTTGTATGTTTATATCGCTTGTGATTGCTTTTATCCATTCATCACAAAAAGCATTTTGCTGTGGAGACCTTGGTGTTTCAAATTCTCCATGAATTTCATATTTTTCCATAAAAGATTTGTTTTCTAGAAGAAAAGAATGAAATGCTGTTCCCAAAAGCATCTCTTCGGTTATCTTTTTCTTTATTTTACCAATTCTAATAAGTTCTGCCCTTAATGGAGATTGTTCATAAATATTAAGATAGGAATTGTTTATTGCGTTTACTTTATAATATTCTGAATTATAAAATTCAATAAATTGATTTTTTATTTCTTCTGTCATGGTTTAACGGATTTTATGGTATCATTAAAAGTACATTTATTGAGACTAAATATTATCTTTTCATTTTCATATGGTTCTATAAAACGTATATAAGATAAAATTCCTATAATATAATCGGGATTGTCTTCTGGTAAATATCTCATTTCTCTTAATGTGTCAAGAAAACATTTTTGATATATATAAGACATGTTATCTATATCAGCACATTTGGTTTTTCCATATCTATAAAATATTGTTATTAATTCCAATGGAAATTCTCCATGTTTGAATCCACTCCAATGTTTTGTGTTGTTTATTATTTGTTCTTTTAACCATTTATGTAGTGCATCGACAACCTTTTTTCTTATTGAAAAATGTATTCCCTGATATATACGTTGTGTATTAATAGGAATATATTTTTCCCGTCCAGCTGTTCTTGGGTTTTCAAGAATAAATTTTTTGTTTACTTTGTCATAAATTATTACTTCATTGGTTTTATTACCGTTTTCCATTAAACGATAATTTTCATTTTTATATCTTTGAGACACCTCGCGGGAATTTTTAAATATTTTTATTTTTTCTTTTTGGCTTCTGGAAATACATACTTCCTTGAGAATACCATTTGTATTAATTGTTAATCCCATAAAATAAATGATTTACAATTTTAATTGCAGTTTTTTTCCCATGTTTTTTCACAACATCGCTTATGTCTTTACATTCCATATTGTGTGGAATATATTTACAGATTATATTGAATTTTTCAGCTAATCGTTTTGCGTTTTTGATTCCTGTCTCGTCATTGTCATATAATATATATATATTTTTAAACCTGTTTTTTAATAATTTAAAAAATTCTACATTAATATTAATAACTTCACTATTGAAACTTATGGCATGATATCCAAGGGTATGTAATACCATTACATCTTTCCTGCTTTTGGTTATGATGAGGGTTGATATATTGTCCGGTATGATATTATATCCATCTATCCAAAGTCCATGAAGATTGGATTTCCATTTGAAAGGTTTACCGGATGGACAATATATTTTCCAATGAAGGAGATTGTCTTCATAATTATTTAATATACCCGTACAATGATTTTGAGATGATAAATATTTATATATATATATAGGGTTATAATATCTGGATGATGCAATAATTATTTTCTTTTTTTCTTTTTTGAGATAAAGTGTTTTAACAACGCCAACATTAAATATTTTTAATATTTCCAATGGTATATTATATTCGTTCCAATATGTCAATGATTCATGGCTAAATGATGTTTCTTCTATATCATATTCATATTTATTTTCAACTGGCAATGATTTAATGATATCTATTTTATTTAATGCATACAATGGTGTATTTCCCATTCTTTTCATCAAAGAATTAATATCTCCACCTTGTTGTATTCCAAAATCATACCATAAATATTTATCTCCTTTGTAAAAAACACAAAAACTGGGTGTTTTTTCATCTCTTATCGGAGACAAAATATTTCTTCCCGGTTTGAAATTTCCAAGATATTTGTGATAAAGAGAAAGTTGTTCTTGTTTATTTATTTCCATATAATAATATTATGTATTATATTTTTTGAAATCTCTTGTTTCTATCCATTGTATTGTAGATGGATGAACATTAAACATTTCCACATACTTATATTTAGGTATCTCTGTCAAAATATTCATCTTTCCGGTTTTGGTATTGTAATATTCATAACCAGAAAATTTAATTCTTATTTTTTTTCCGGCCAAATGAAAATTTACGTCTTTTGTGTTTTTTATTGTGGAAACAATTTCCCTTGGCAATAATGCCAGACACAATGATTTTAATTTTTCTAATGAATTTATAATGGGATCTTTCCATTTAGAAGAATCTTTAAACATCGGTAAATGTTCTGTATGGTAAAATGAGGGAAATTTCTTATTTATTGGACATGTTTGTTGTAATATATTTAATTTTAATAAAATGTATGGAAAATCTATATCTGCATTTGTATCATCTTCAATGCTGGTTATTATTGCACTATATATTCCAGGCGACACTTTATTGTTCATAAAATTTTTATAATTAATAATTTATTTCCTTAAAATGTCCTATTGCACCATTTAACATATAGCCGGTTGCCACGTCATCATGTCCATCTCTATTTTTCAATATATGAAGTGTTCTTGTATCTTTGCCAAGAGACGTTATATCTAATCCTATAAATTCTTTTGCCTTATTTTTAAAAGGATTATAAATTCCCAAAATGACATCAGCATCTTCCTGTGTATTGCCGGTATCTTTAAAATCTGAAAGCTGTGGCCCAAACTTATCTTTGAGGGGCCTTTCTCTTTTACTTTGATCACGATTTAATTGACTTGTTAATACAAATGAAAAGTTGCATTTATTTCTAAGACGAACAATGTATTCGGACATATCATCTAATGTATTTTTTTTATCATTATATTTATTTTTTTTAATAAGACCTATATGGTCTATGATTATCAATATTCTTCTCTCTGGATCATCAGGAAAATAATTTCCATTGATATTGTTTTCATCCCATTTTCCGTGTTCAAGTGATATTTCATATAATTTTTTAATTAATTCACTGCCAGACATGCTATATTCTATAGGGGTTATTACATCTTTCATGTCATTAAAATAATCTTTGTACATATTGGTAATTTCCAGTATATTATCTGGTGGACATTTATCTCCCCGACTTAATATGGTATTAATATCAAGCTGTAAACAATTATCCATGTACATTTTTCTACATATCCATTTTACGAGTTTTTTAGAGTATTTTATTTCAAAAGAGAAATATATTATTTTTAATTTATTAAGCATTTTTATATTACGCATATACTCATAAGCACTTATTACAAATGCTTCATCTACAAATGCTGTTTTACCAGTACCCAGTTCTGCGCCAAGCAGATAATATGTTCCACGATTAATACCACAAAGACATTTATTAATAAAAGAATTTTGAGATGGTATGCCCTTATTTAATCCTATTAGCCCGTTATTTATGGCAGACAGTACAATATCGTAAACAGGTTGTTCCATTTTTTATTATAGAATGTAAAAATAATAATTTTATATAATCATTACATTAAAAAGAGATTAAATTAATAAATTATACCATTATGTTTGGCAATTAATTTATAATCTTCCGATTTAAGATTTGTTTCATAATCCCATATACTTATTCTTTTTTTGTGTTTATTTTTATTAATAACGCACATTTGACATATAGGATTCTTCTTTGTTGTATTTTTTTTCATAAAGAAGATAAAGTAAGTTTATTGAAATAATTTTTTTACTGATTTTTTTAAGTTTGGAATTATAACCATTTCTGCTTATTTTAAGTTCTGTATCATTAATGAGGCAATCTATGTTTTTTGTAGTTATTTTTTCTTCAATATCCCAAAAACCATATCGATCTGTAGCACTAAGAAACAATTCCTCAAATACACCATTAAAATCTTTTCGTTCAACAATCATGGTATCTGGCGAAAACTGATTTCTTAAATATATAAATTTTTCAGTATTGTCTGATATTTTATAAAACGATAATGGTTCTGGGATAAAAAATATTCCATCAGTATTTATTTTATCTATATTATTAAATAAAGAAACAATTTTTTCATATTTAATATTATTGGAAATATTTATGGTAAAAAGTTTTTGTACGAATTTTGCTTTATTATTGTTTTCGTAATTATTTTGCACATACCCCATATGGGAAAATAAATAATCATTTGTTCCCATCGGTGTTATTGAATTTTTTTGTTTATCTGCGATATTGGAAACAAACCAATCTTCTTGTTTATCCCAATTGCCGATTTTTATTGTTTCATTTTTTTTCCCTGCACGTAATATGATAATATGGTTTGAAATATTGGAAATATTCATATCTTCACAAATATAACTTTTTATATCTGTCTTTTGCAATAATGATGTCACTATTTTATTTACTATGATGTATGTTGATACATCGCCATTGTGAAAAAGAACTATTTGATCTTCATAATTTGCATCTGGAAATAATTGACATGAAAAAATGTATTCTTTTATCCCACGTGGGGTTATATACAATGGATTTCTTAATCCGTAAAATATTTTATCTTTTTCACCAATACAGGAAATTATAATTTCATCACTATCACATGCTTTCATTTTTTTTAATATTTCTTTTGCTTCCTCCATGTATTCAATGTTTTTTTGAAAAAAAACATGTCCATCTTTCGTTTTTATACTTAATCCTATACTGGTATTGTTAATCCTATATAAAGTATCATGTGATTGTATGTTATTGAATTTTTCAAATTTTACCCCAGCTGGTTTATAAAATATTTGTTTCATATTTTGAATTTTTAATAAATTTTATTTGTTTAGACATTGGTATTATTTCATTTGTAATACTATGGGTAAAATATTCTTTTTGTGATTCTTCGGAATATTTAGATATTTTTTCTCTTTTTTTTACATATTTTAACAAATAATTACAATGTTGTGAATATGTATCTTTAAGTATTTCCTCTAAATTAGGCATTTTATTATACAAAACTATGGAGGATGCATTGTTTTCGGAATATTTTATTATTCCCATACAAACAAGTATCCAATTTCTAGCCATTTCATAATTAAGAGTTCCTTCGTGTATTCTAAATTCAACAGTCCCAAGAGATTTTACGTATGGATTTGAAGTTTTACATAACATCATGGCATGTTGAAGATTCAACCAACAATATCTCATGGTTTTGTGATCATATCCGCATTTAATCCCTTTTTCATGTATATGATTTTTATTGTGACGATCATCGGTAAATTTTTCTCCATGATATTGATAAAATAAAAAATCATATATTTTTCTTACAACATATTCTTTCTTTATTTTATCGTATTTGTCATCATTTAGAACTAATTCATCAAAATGTTTTAATCTTTTACAGGTATCATTATCCCTTCTATGATATGGCATTATATTAAAAATTTCATTTTCTATTGATAAACAAATTTTATATAAAGCAATGATATTTAATTTATTAAATATCATATTGCCAATATGAATATGTAATCCGCAATCTTGATCAATTTTACAAAATTTACTTATTCTAAAAAAAATGTCCTGTAATGAGTTCATTCCATTGTCTCCCGTAAGTGGTAAGGTAACATATTCTTGTGCACTGATACTTCCATCCCGAACACATTTTACATCACATTTTAAAGACCATACATCTGAAAAAACATAACCCGCAGATGTTTCTATTTCCACTCCAAAAGTATATGGATTATTTTCTGTTAAAAACGATCTGTTGGCCGTTATTCCAATAGATGATAGAAATTTTTTATATTCAAATGTTTTTGTACTTTGAGGGCATAAAGATACACATTTATAATCATAAAATATTTTTCTTTTATCATTCGTATCTGGTATTATTTCCATTGGCAATGTATCGATATTGCCAATAGACGATCTTGATGAATATGCCAAATGTGAAAAGTATATATTATATTTTTTATCTCTTTTAAATTTCATTCTACACACCTCCGGATATACAATGGCGATCATAACCATGTTATTATTGTTTATCTGGATTGGATGCATATATTTGACATATTCAATATAAAAATCATCATCAATTTCACTTTTATGAAATAAAACTATTGGCGATTTACAAAGTGTTGCAACATTGGCAAAATCAAATATATATTTATTGTTTTTATGATTTTTGTATATGGAAACAATTTCTTGTTTAATGGATATGGTGGATAAAACAGGTATGTTGGTGTAATATTCGTTTTCCATATTTTTATATATTTTCTTCTATCATTTCTTCTTTTTCTATATTAAAATTTTCTACATTTTCTATATTAAAATTTTCTTTATTTATTATATATTCACTTTCCTGATAAATAGAACTCTTAAAAGACGCGGAATTATCTTTTTTATTAATTTTTATTTTTATCATTTCATTCTTAAAAGCTACTTTTTTATTTTTATGTTTTCCTCCCATTGCCACTATATCTGTATTTAAACGTGCATTTATTTCATCATTATATAATAACGAAACGTTTTCCATGGTTCCATCAGGTAATATTTTGTATATTAAATCGTCTTTAAATTCTTCAATATTTTCAAATCCTATTGCTTGTAATGAAAATGGTATGGATGAAATATATGTTTGATGTTTTTTTTGTGAATAGTACAATGGCCTTTCTTTATTTCTGAAAGCAAATAAAAAATTTTGTCTCGTATCGGCAAATAATACAGCAACGGAACCCGGTAGTTCTATTAATATTCTCGGATCTTTATATTTTGCAAGCAAAAAAATCAGAGCGGCAGAATCTAATGAAATATTGATACTTTTGTCTTCTGATGGTAATAAATTTTTCCATTCTTTTATATGTCCATTGTGTATACCCACTATATTACTATATTTAAAAGGATGAGCATTGAATAAATTTATCATTCCCATGGATGCCCTTCTGCAATGACCAATGAAAAGTATATCTTCTTTTATTTTTTTAGACAAAAAAACATTGGGTTCACTAATTGATTTTTGTATATCACTTATTGGAGTATAATATCCGGTAGAATCTTTACCCCTGGATTCGTTATATAACATTAGAAGTTTTATTTTATCTTCACTAAATGGCACATTGCCGATATAACCAGTAATTCCACACATATTATTCGATATTAAATTTGTTATTATATTTTTTTATAATGTTAATTTTCTTTATAACATGTTCTTCCATCATGTTGTTTATATTTAAAATCAAGAAGTCTTGGAATATGTACAATATATTTATTTCCGCTTGTTTCTGAAAGGCTTGGTGCAGAATTAACTTCCAAGATAGTAAAATCATTATTATCTCCTTTGATATCAAACCCGCCAATATCTAGTTTTATAAGCTTAATGGCTTTTATACATTCCATTATCATTTTATCCCACCATTTTGGAATTTTAAAATAAGATGTGAAATCTATTGTCCTACTATCATAACACCATTTATTTTTTTGTTTTTTCCATTGGATTTTTTGGGCGGCATGAACTTCTCCAAGTAAAGAAACATGAACTCTGTATTCATTGGGATAATTAAAGAAAAGTTCATAATATTTCTTATGTTCATAATTTTTTAAAGAGTTCATAAATTTTTTTTTGGTATTTATTAATTTCATCCCTTCTCCCCATCTTCTTTGTCCTGCTAATTTTTGTATAATGGGCAATCTGTTTTCAGCAAATGTTTTGGGTTCTATAACATCATATTCTGTTACAGACCGTACTTTATTATTTTCCTTGTCATAATAATATGCCGCTGGAGTATTAATATTATTATTTAACCATGTTTTTTTTGTTTCCCATTTATTGATACATGTAATTATAGCATTATAACTGTTAATTACGAGTTTGTTATTATCGGCATTTTTATTCCATCCATATCCCATTCTTACCATTGCTGGTTCTGGATATTCTATTTTGTTAACTAATTTATTGTGTGTTTTCCATATTTTCAATATTTTTACTTTCATAAAAATTAATTAATTTTAAGACTTTTTTTGCTTTTTTTTTACAAATTTCCCTAATTGTTCCATGGAAAAAACAGCATCATCATCCATAGTATTTATCATTGTATTTAGATTTATATCTTTTTTTATAATGGTATCCGTTTGATAATAGACAATACAACCAACAAATTCTCCCTTTCTAACATACATAATATTACTGCCCATGTTTATAGGTTTTTGAATATTGTCGTGTGTTACTTTTATAATTATTATTATTTTACAAAAACAAATTGTTTGTAATTATTTGGCATTGGAACATTGTTTTCTTTAATTATTTTCATGGCCAAAGATTTATTATTATTGTTTATGGAATTTATAATGGAAAGCATATACCGTATATCATAAAGATCACTCTTTAAAGCCATTTCCGTAGCCCTTAATGCGTTATCATATACCCACCCGATTAAATTTACAGATGAAGCAAAAAATCCTGATAAAACTCTATATTCTACACCCCATTCAGTAGGCCTAAAAGCACCGGCTTTTCCATATAGTTTTCTTCTTTGTATATCTTTATCTATTAAAACAGATGGAACCCCCAGATATAAATCCATCATTTTAATTATGTTCCATTGGTTTTCTTTTGTTTTATTATCAAATCCTATATGAACATGAAATCCAGCACATCTTAATGGTTTAAGTCCAGCATATTGATTGATTTTGTTTTCCGTATTGGAATAAACATTGAAATCTGGTTCACATCCAAACTCCAACGCTAAAGGGTTTTTTAATTGATCTTCGTTATAATTGGCAGATGCTTTGGTTAATATTGTTAGTTCATCAGGTATGATCTTGGGAATATGCTCAAGCATAAAATAAATATTTTTAATAAAACCATTGCGATTAATTGCTGGTTCTATATTAAACTCAGCAAGAACATTGTCATGGGATACCGCAAAACCAGATTCTGTTAATTTTAATGGATTTTTCTTTGTACCACTAATAATATCTATAGCACTAATACATTTTTTGTTTTTTTTATCATATAAAAATACTTCTATGTCCGCACCTATTATTATTTTATTATTCATGGTTTTTTATTTAATTATAAATTATTAAAATAAGTTTTTATTTTGTTTTGGCAATTTTTTCAACATTGTCATTTCACTATCTTTTCTGATTTCATTTAATTCTTTTAAACTCATGTATCTTATTTTGGGATAAATGGCAAGTCCACAATAATTACATTGTATGTATTCTCTTTCAAATGGACGGGTTTCTATCATAAAATCAGCTGGCTCCAAACAATTAGGACAAGGGCGTGTGTCTATTGATGTCATAATATAATTTATTAATTTACAATTAAACAATTATCAGGTCTTTTTGCAAAATATTTGTTCAAAAACAAATTTGATGGTTGCATTTTATGGTTTTTTATTCAGATTAATTTAAACAATGGAGATAGTGGCGATATTGCCACTATAATTTTTATTTTATAAACAAACCATTGCCATAAAACTATATTTTTTATCTTTTTCACATATATATACATTATTGTTCGATTTTTGAATACAAAAACCAGTGAATAATACTTGCTATTGCTTCTTGATTTTTATCTTTTTGCATTATTTCCGGATGAGATTGAATACATAAACATTTTGTATGGGGAAAAAACACTATTTCTGGTTCTTTGAATTTTCCGCAAACCGGAACTGATGAGTTTGTTGGGATGCCGTTATAACTAGTGCATTTGTTTGCATAGCCGATAATATTATATTGGGATGATAAAAGATTATATGGATACATTATTTGATGATGGGTGGAAGAAACAACAATTTTTTTATTTTTAAACCATTTCCAATTTAGGATTATGCTATGATCTCCACAATGGTTATTAATATCCTGAATAAGTTTTCCTCCGTTCATAACACATAAAAATTGTGAACCTCTACATATTCCAAGCATTTTTTTATTACTTTTTCTTGCTATTTCAAAGATCTTTTTTTCATTTTCATCACGAGATATGTTGGAACATGTATGGGGATGTGACGGTTCTTCATAAAACGATGGAGTTACATCTTCCCCTCCGGTAAATAGTACAATATCGCATTTATCTATATCGGATACAATTTCCACGTACATATAATTTTTGAGCCATTCAGCATATTTCGTATCTCCCATGCAATATATTCTTCTATCTGAATTTATGTTTTTTGTAAATGTTTGATTTACGGACATAAATGGATAATGATTATAATGTGTATTTATAAATTTCATTTCTTTTTCATGGGTTATAATATCACGAGAACAAAAGAACAAAGAATGTCCAGGATATAGATATTCTCTATCAGCCGAAAGTTTTTTCATTATGTTACCCCATGACATAAATGGGTTTGTATTATATATATCATTTATTTGATTGGAAAAGTCTTTTTCATAAGTATATCTTATTAGAGTAAATACAACTTTAAATAAATAAGAATTATTCTTATTACTTTTCCATGTAATTTTTAAAATTTTTCCTTTTAATTCTGTTTTTTCTTTTTCTAATGCACTATTAACAAATGAGACAAAACATTCAATTCCAATATTTTTTAATTTTTCAATAAACCAGAATATTGTCTTTGGTGATAATGGGGAAAATTCTGAGTGTTTTTCACGATAAATTCTTTCAAGAGGTATATAGGTTATTATTTTTTCCATTTTTGGTTTATAGAAAACTTCGGAAAAACACCGTTGATTTAGATAATATATTTTATTATTGTTATTATTTGTGGCATAATTAATAAATAGATCGCTCATATTGTAATAATTTTAATTTTTCCGTTTTTTTCTATAGAAATATAATTTTTGTTACAAAATTTTTCTTTTTTTATTATTTTAAAATCATTATATTTTTTAAATAAAAGTTTTATAATTCTTTTTTCCTGTTTGCCGCTTTTTATTAAGTCTATGGTTTCATCAAAAATATTCCAGAACATTTTTATTGGAAATATTTCGTTGGGTAATATTTTTTTATTTTTTATATAAAAATCACTACAGTTACATAGTATTTTTTCTTTGAAGAAAACAGGATAAATAGTTATTGGAAGAGGCCTGGTGTCACATTTATCTATTAAACAAATAGAGATATTTTTTTTATTTAATGGTGTTTTATCTATGGATGTTACGCTAATATTTTTGTTATGGGAAGTTAAATGTACCTTATCTGAATGAAAATGAAATTTACATGGAACCTCTTGTTGATAATGTGTTTTTTTGTCGAAGGCATATTCTAAATAATCGGCAAAAGTTCTGCCATGACAAACAATATTTTTAAAATTTATTTTCATTTTCTTATGGCTTTTTTAAATGTTTCGGCACTTACAATTACGTATTTCATTCCTGCGGTTTTTACAAGAAAATTTATATTTCCCCATGTTTTATTGCCAGTTGTTTCTTCTTTATTAATATAAATAAGGTTTTCATTTAGATTTATATGTATTCCCCTTTTGGAATCCATTTTTTTTAAAACATCATGGAAGTTTTTCTGATGAGGAGGCACTTTGTAATATGATTTTTCCAATGCCGGTTTGGTAAATGCATCTGGTTGGCCGGTTTTTACAACAGCTATTTCATAAAAAGAATTATTTATATCGAGGGTTTTTTGTTTTCTGCGGTTAAAACGACCAGTTATGTGTTTATAATTATTGTATCTGTTTTTACAATTTCTTTTTGCCATATTTGGTTTTTGTATAAATTTCTAGATTTAGATATTTTATTATTTTTTTATAAAATTCTGCATCTTCCTGTGCATTTTCTTTATTTATCCATTTTTCGGTTATACTGGCTTTTTCTAAGTAGGATTTGTGATGTTCCATTGCCATTGTAAGCATCCATATATCATCTTCTATTAATAAAAATTTTATCATTTTCCATTTCATATATATATATAGCACTTTGGTATTATTTATTAATTTTCTACATATATCCATGGTGTATTTTTTAATATTCCCCATGTTATTTTGCTATTATTTTGTACTTTTATAGCATAAAAACTGAATTTGTTTTTATTTTGTTCTATAAATCTATAATTATCAAAATCTATATATTTACATCCATTGTTTTCAGTATTAATATCGTAAAATTGATTATTTATGATAACTCCATGTCCAGCATGGATACTATCATGGATTTTTATAAGGACATGATCTTCTATTGTCGATGTATTTTTTTGTATTATCATAGTAAGTTAATATTATAAATTATCTTTCATGGTATTTTCGTTCATTATTTTCCATTGATACCATACATCTTTATATTTTCCAATAAATATTGTTATTCTTTTTCCATTTTGGATTTGGTATATGTGCCATTTACCCAATTTTAATTTTCCGAAATGATAAGATAATTCTTTCATTTATTGGTTGATTTTTTATAATTCTTTCAGTTCTTTTCTTGTTTCTATTTTAGCCTGTGTAATAAATGATATCCTTCTTCCTCCAAAATATGCCTTGTCAAGACATGTCCATATTTTATGTTCTTCTTGTTTTCTTAATCTTTTCTCAATATTGATTCTGATAATCCAATCAGTTACTCCATGTCCCAGGGTTGTGGAATTTCTTGGAAAAGTTTTAATTTTTTTCTCTACCGCGACAAGATGGGAATCTTCCAGATCTGTTATGTGTATATAGCTATGATAATTTCCCTGATCTTGTCTCCAATAGAATGGATCATTTATTTTTTTTTCTTTTAAAGTTGGATGTTTTATTTGTGTTGTCTGTTTTATATTGGTTGGTATATTCATAAATTTTTATTTTTTGATTTTTTTGTGAGTTAGTTTAATGTTTTCAAAATTGTGGTATTTATACACTTGTTTTAACTTTGATGAATTTAAAATCAGAATTAAGTTTATACTTTTTTCCGGCACATAATCCATTTTTTCTGATGTATCCTATTTTTTTGCGAATTCCTGAATGAAAATATTCAATGATTAGTATTCCCTTTTTCCCCGCTGCTGCTGTGCCTCCGTTTCCTGCTGTTGCTGTGCCTTCGTTTCCTGCTGTTGCTGTACCTTTGTTCCCTGCCGTTGCTGTACCTCTGTATCCTACTGTTGCTGTGCCTTCGTCTCCTGCTGTTGCTGTACCTTTGTTCCCTGCCGTTGCTGTACCTTTGTTCCCTGCTATCGCCGTACCTTTGTATCCTACTATTGCTATGCCTTCGTTTCCCGCTGTTGCTTTGCCGTTGTCTCCTGCTATTGCTGTACTCCTGTATCCTACTATTGCTGTACCTCTGTATCCTGCTGTTGCTTTGCCTTCGTCTCCTGCCGTTGCTGTACCTTTGTATTTTGCTATCGCTGTACCTTCGTCTCCTGCTGTTGCTGTACCTCTGTATCTTGCTATCGCTGTACCTCTGTCTCCTGCTGTTGCTGTGCCTTCGTCTCCCGCTGTTGCTGTGCCGTTGTCCCCTACTGTTGCTGTGCCTTCGTCTCCTGCTGTTGCTGTACCTTTGTTTCCTGCCGTTGCTGTACCTTTGTTCCCTGCTATCGCCGTACCTTTGTATCCTACTATTGCTGTGCCTTCGTTTCCCGCTGTTGCTTTGCCGTTGTCTCCTGCTATTGCTGTACTCCTGTATCCTACTATTGCTGTACCTCTGTATCCTGCTGTTGCTGTGCCTTCGTCTCCTGCTGTTGCCGTACCACCAATAACAGCAGTGTGATATGTTTCATATATAATTCTTGTTGCCTTTTTTCTATTTCCATAATATATAACATTGCCATTTGGAAATTTTACTTTTCCATCACAATCACGAATATCCGATAAATTGACTTCTATAACCAACCATATAGCATTAATATCCCAGCTGAACAATGAACCATTACCTTCGCCCTTTAATGCACCATGTAAACCATTTCCACATCTGTTATTGTCAATCCAATCTTCGCATTGAACCATTCCTTTTTTGGGATATTGGAAATCAAGGTAGGTTTTACCGTTACAATTTGCTGTTTTTAGGACAAGAACTTTATCTTTTGATAATTTATATTTTGCTGTTTCCATATTTTTTATGATTAAATGATTAAAATTTCCTCGCTAAAATGTTTAATAAAAATTTACAACTGGCTTACACACAATCCCACCGCACACAGGTAACACCATATATACGCTATTTTCCCACCCACAAGCAACGCACAACAGCGCATATACTTTTACGTTATACGCAAATTCATTTTTTGCCTCCCGCCTTACCTTCAAACATTTTCTTCCAATCAATCGGGTGTTCTTTATGGAGTTTTTCCATTGCTTTTTTATGCTCCTTTCGTGCCTTCTTTGCTCCCTTACAGCTACATTCTTTGTGTTCCCATCTAAGAAATGTATCGCCAATTAATCGCATAAATCTCGACACATCACTTTCATCTTTGTATATTCCTTTTCCTGTTGCTTTACCACAATAAGGGCAAGTTGGTGTTGGTCTTGCTAATGCCATTATAATTTGAGTTTTTCTACCCGCAATAAAAAATGAATCAGCATATAACGAGAGCTTAAAAGAAATGGTGGGTGCATCATTTTTAATACCGTTTGTTACTTGTATTTGAGTTCCGTTTTCCATAGATAGTTTTCTGCTTTTATCCGCCACTTCTTTAAGCCCCAATCCGTTATATGAAAGCGGGCATCCATCTTCGTATTTAACTTCATCGGTTAATTGAGGAAGAAAAAAAGAAAAAATTTTTGCCCACGCTCTCCTATTTTTTTTCAAAAAATTAAAAGGTTTTTAAAAGTTCCCTGATTTGTGATAGTGTTTGTTCGTTCTCAATTTTACCATCTTTAAACACAGTTTTCAGTTCACAGTTATTTACCTCTTTCCAATTTAATCCATCGTGCATATCATATCCGTTTCCGTTCTCTGATTTGTAAATTGCAATCAGTCCTTTTGCACTATTCTTTGTGCCATCATCAGTTTTCGGAGTTTTGAAAATTGCCCTGCTTTCTCCATTCACTTCTCCGTAGGTTGCTTTTACTGCAAATCCGAAAGTATCACGGGTTACATATTGGTAAGTGTAAGAGCCAATCCCAAACACTACATTAAAAGAACAAAATCCTTTGTCTGCAAGTTGCCCACAAATTTGTTTACATCTTTCAACCGTAATACTATCACCGTAAATCAATCCAATATGTCCGTCTAAAAGTTTATATCCTTTTTCGGTTGTAGTGCCTCCAAACACTTCCCACATACATTCTATTGCTCCTTTGTATTCAGGTGTTCCAATCGGTGCATCTTTATCACCGCAAATAATTTTCACAGGGTCGCCACTATCAGGGCGAATAACTACTTTACCATTTCGGGCAAGTATTCTTTCTTTCAGTTGTGGCAAGTATTCAGTAATCACTTTCCAAAAATTCCAAGTATCAGAAACGATACTTACAATTCCATTCGGATAAATTTCTGAAATCAGTCTTTCAAAGGTTGCAATTTCATTTTCTTGCGTCCCCATACTCATAACCGAATGTTCGGTTGCTGGAACACTTGCCCCAATCAATTCTTTATCGGCATCAGCACCATAATATTTTTCGTGAAAATCTATTGCGGGTATTGTGTCCGTTCCCGTAAATGAAAGCAAGTGAGCAGCCCCGCTAATGCAAGCAGCTTCATACCCGAACATTCCACGAAAAGAAAAATCGTGTCCTTGCCATTGCACAAAATCACGGTTGCCAACTGTTTTGTCTGCAAATTCAGTAAGCAATTTTTTGTATTGGTAAGCAGTTGTAGCCGAAGTAATTGCTCCCCAAATTACACAACTCAAAATAGTTTCAAAATAATTTGTCAGCCAGAAAAATTCTTTTTTAGTATTGAACATTACCAAGCAAGGGCAACGCATCGGTATTAAACTTCCTTCGGGTAATGCTTTTATTTCCATAGGCAAATATCCCAAGTCGTGCAATGCTTCAATGTGTTCAAAGGTAATTGCTCCTTTGCCAAGCGAAGTTTCAATTCTACGCTTGTAATCATTTACAACTTTCTCTTTCGGTTGCTGAAAGAAATCTTCGTTCCATCGGCTAATTAAATACTCTTTTACAAAGTATTGCAGTCCGAAAAACACTACTTCTTTTATCTCCTTATTTCGGCTTGTGCGAGGAGTTAAATTGCTAAACACAATTTCAGTTCCTTTCGGATACTGGCTTCTATGGTCAGCTTTGTAGAAGTCAATTTGATTTGCTGGATTGTTTTTCATTTTAGATTTTGTTTTTAATTATGTTAATAGTTTGTTTTAATTGTTCGTAAGCGGAAAGCAATCCTGCTCTATCATCCAAAAGCAAGTTGAAATAAATTTTCCTTGCATCGGATTTGAAGAATGGAGGATTTTCATTTATTGCATCAAAAGGAAGTTGTAATTCATTCAGTATTTTTTTTACTTTTTCCAAATCTTTTTCAGCAGTAAAAACAATCATAAAGCAGTTTATTTCTTTTGCTTGTTTCAGTAATTCAATTACCTCAATGTAATTGTGTCCTTTGGAATGATAATCGTAAACACAATTATCAAAGTCATAGGCAATAACCAAACTGCCATATTTTTTATATTCATCAACCAGCCTGTAAACACAGGCGGTATCGCTTAAATAAGGGTGCTGCATAATTTTATTTGAGTTAGTTTATTATTCGGTTCGCAATCATTGAAAGCATTGGTAGTGTAAATGTGATTGATGTTAGCCAAAGCATTTACGCCTTTTGAAAAAATACCGTGAGAAACAATAAGATTTACTTTTCCTGCATTTCGTTCTTTCAAAACATCGGCAAGCAAAATGAATGTTCCACCACCATCACAAATGTCATCTACAATGTAACAGTTTTTGCCTCCTAAATCTTTGTGGCTCACAGTCGGGGAACGGATAACTCCATTTGAAACATCACGGAGTTTGTTGCACATGATTATTTCATCTTTGTATTTCAAATGTTGGCACAGTTTGAAAATCTTTTTGTAAGCACCAGCATCAGGCGAAATAATGTAGTAATCCGTATCACCTTTTAAAACTTCTGCAACAAATTTGTGATTGTCTATTGCCTCACTGTTATTTATTAGTGCGAGTGAAACTTCACTATGCACATCATAAACAGAGACTTTTGCAAAGTTCAATGAGTTCAGCAAGTCGGCAAATATTTTCAATGAAAGTGGTTCGCCTTTTACCATTTGCCTATCCTGTCTTGCATAGGGTAGGTATGGCATCAATAATTCAATTTCTTTTACTCCACAACGCTTTAAAGCATCAGTAGCCATAAGTAATTTCATTACATCATCAGAAGATTTTATTCGTGTTGTAAGCAACACCTTTGTATCTTCAATTTTCGGTAACTTTATGTGAACTTCGCAACCACTTGGGAAAACGAAATCCTGAAATTCAATTCCCTGTCCGTAGGGTTGAAAGTTCTTGTCTAAATTGATTGTTGTCATATCGTTGTTTGTTTTAAAAATAAATAGCCCTCGCACTGTAAGTTTTTTTAAAACCTTAAAAGGTTTATTCATATTCGCTATTCCAAGTATTCGGTTTCAAAAATCTCATTGGTTCATCTACTGTCATCCAAGTTGCCGCCTGAATAATTGATGATAAAACAAAAGCGATTATCGTTGCAATTACTCCAACTTTAAAACTTATAAGAAATAAAGCAGTAAATACAAGTGGAATAAACAGCCAGCAGAATAAACCGCTTTCAAACAAAGGCAATATTTCCCTGCTTAAACTAAGGTCGTTTCCCCATTTGTGAATTAGGTAAAAGTATTCGTCATTTATTTCATAAAACATCAATGGGTCTTTTGGTCTTTTTTCTAATTCAAAACTTTCCATTGGTGCAACAATTCTTGTATTGTATTCTGTGCATTTCAAATTATATGCAACCTCAAAAGTTGAAATTCTGTTTGGTAAATCGTTATCAATAATGCCTCTGTATTTTTGTGTTGGCAAAAAACGCAAACGATATTTTTCACAAATGCCTTTTATTTGGCTTATATGAAAAACTTTTTCTTGTGTAAATACTTTTGTTTGCTCCTGTTTTCGGTTTATCCTATTCTTGATGTTCTTGCCCTCTTTTAATGTTCTGTTTAATCCAACTCTTGAAAGTGCATCGTTTTCCACCAATGGAGTGAACTTGTCATACTCATTTATGAGTAGTAATTCTTTTGGCATTGCCAGTTTTCTGTTTTCTCTAATAAGAGATTTTTCTAAATTGATTGTTGTCATTTTTTTATTGGTATTTTTTAAACTTCTCAAACCTGCAACCGTTAGCTGCAACCGCCTTGCTCCGTATTGAAGTTCGTGGTAACTTGAAAGAGAAAAAAGAAAAATTTTGCCCACGCTCTTAATTGTTTAATGATTTAATTAAGTCCTGTATCCATTTTGTTTTTTTTGCACAGCAGTCAATTTCTTCATTATTGGCTTTTGTATGGTAGTCAATATCCTTTATAGCTTGGCGTTTTTGTGCAAGTAACCATTGCTCTGCATTTTGTTTTTTAGGTTTACTTCTTTCGTGTTCGCAATCCCATTTGATACTACTTTCAATCTGCTCAATCATAAAGTTTTTCAGTCCTTCGTGTTCGGGTATTGGCGGTGTCCACTTCTTTACTTTAGCCAATAGCAATTCGTAATCAGTTTTTAATTTTGCATCTTTCAATTCGCTTTCTGCAATTCGTTTCAGTTCATTATCGTAATCCTTTTGGCAAAGTTTTTCTGCTTCCGAAAGTTTCATTTCCTCATACTTCTTTAAATCCGATTGTGCTTTCTTTAGTGCTTTAGCGTTCCAATCGCTTGGCTTTATTTCTGTTGGTATTGGTGCATCATTTGGTTCATCTCTCATTGAGATTAAAGCACCAAATGCTTTTGCGCAGTTAAGCGTAAACTTTTCAAAGGATATTCCTTCGCTGATTGAGTGTGTGTAACCTGTTGGCATAATTTTGATTTTTATTTGTTAATGATTAAATGAATTTCCCTCGCTAAAATTTTTCTTTTTTCTTGTGCTTCGATTTAAGTTCAGTGAAAGCGGCAGCAGATAACACAGGGTTTAAAGAAATGGCGGGTTCAGTGCCATCTTTGACCGTTTGTGCTTTTAATAAACTGCTGTGATTCTTCATAACTTTCGTGCTTTTAATCCGCCACTTCTTAAACCCTGATACTCGTCGTTAGCGTAAATTTTTTCTCTGCCGTTTCCAATCACCGATACAGCTACTCATAAACTTGCAGTATGCTATTGGATAATAAATTTTTTCCTTCCAACTCATAATATATCTGTCTGCTTTAATGTTCATCCTACCAACAAATGATGGCGATTTCTCAACAAAAAATTTATGTGCATCTACGAGAGCAGAGAAAAAATTTCCGCTAACACAGTGCTTAACAAAATTGTCTTTTGCTGTTTTGTGTTCCAAATTTTCGTTTGTCATAATTTTATAGTTTAGTTCTTTTAATTAACATTTGTGAGAGGCAAAAGCCAACTTCGCAAGCACTCGGCTCGTTAGCGGTAATTTTGTTTTATTAAATTGAATTTTCCCACCGCACAGTTTAATATATTTATTAATTTCTTTTTTTGTAGCAAGTCGCCAATTTTCCTCGTATCTACAATTAGTCAAGTCGCAGCTTTCTTTACTAGTTAAAGTTTCAATTTTGCCATCTTGCTGAAAACGATAAAATTGGCTTGTCAAAAACTCATTTTTCTCAAAGTATGTCTGGAATTTGGCGAAGTCAATATCGCCACCTTCCCATTTTGCAATTATCCATTGTCCGTTTTTGAATTTTTTTATTGTCATTTTTATATTTGGTTTAAAAGTTTCTCTCGCAAAAATTTAATTTAATAAAACAAAACTGGCTCACGCACAAACCCCACGCACACCGCTAATATACGCTTGTGTCATTTAGTTTGGTAGTATAAATAAAGTTCATCTATTGTTTTACTTCCGTAACCATCTTGCTTCCATAAATTTTCTGTACTATCATAATGCCATTCATCCTTGTGGAATAACCATATGATGAATTTCTTTATATCAATATGTATTATATTATCTATGGGTAATCCTTTTGTTAATATATTATTTGCGTCAGTGGAGGTTTCGTTTTTTAAATTATCTTTCTGCATATTTGTAATTTCAATTTCCGTAAAAGTTAAAAGTTTAGAAATAATATGGTCGTCCTTGTCTTGAAAATCATTTTCTAATGCTGTTGGGTTTTTTTTAAGATATTCTCTTACGGAGCAAATTCTTTCATAGCCATTTTTAAAATAGAAGTTTAATGGTTTCCCGTCTTTATCAACGTAAGACAATATCTTTTTAGTTCCTAATCTTTTTGCTTCATTTTCCATGAATTTGATAATATCATTGCCTATTTTTTTATTTCTCATCTCTGGAATTAAGCCGAACCATCCAAGCCAAAGTTCTTCAATGGAGTTTGCTTTCTGCGACCATAATCCGCAAATTCCAATAATTTTATTTTCGTATTCTATAATCCATACCTCCCAATATTTACCATCTATGGGATTATTAATTATGTTGCACCATTTTAAGATTGATGACCAATAAATATATCCCCAATCTTCTACTAATCCTTCAAGAATTGGTTTGTAATCATTGATGTTTCTGCTTTGAAATATTTTCATGGTTATTGAATTTAAAAGTTGAAAATTCTTGTCTTGAAATAATGGTTTAACTGTGGAAACCAGAAAAACAACTACACATAATACTAAATTTATGCAATGCTTTTAGTATTCTAATTAAAGTTTGTTTCGTATTTCAGGTTTTGTTTTTTAAATTAAATTCTGTGATGACTAGGCTATTTAATATTTTGGTATATAAATTCTGATAGGAATATCGCTATTTCCACCCTCTTCCCATTTAATGATGTAAAATTGTTCTTTTTCTGTATCATAATATACTATATTATCTCTGTCAGGTATCATTCCCTTTGGTAGATTTTTCATTTTTTTTGTCATAATTTATTTTTATTAGTGTTGGTTTCACTGATTGAATTTGAACCAATGACACATACATTATAAATATGTTGTTTTATTGAACTAAGTTGCGGTGAAAGTTGACGGGCGTGGATTTGAACCACAATTTCAGGAACCAGACTCCTGCGTCCTACTATTAGACGACCCGTCAAATCTTTAGCTATTTTAACATGGTTTCAAGTTGCTTGATTGATTTATCTTTCAATGATTCATCTTGCTTTTCTGCAATTAAAGAAAGAATCTTTTTGTTGTGTTCTTTAATTTCCATTGCTTCAGTAATGGCTTCTTCTTCGGCTATTTTAGTGCTTAAGATGTCAAATACAACATCAAATCTTAGTTTGATTGTTTTATCTTTTATGGATGTTTTAGTCAAGAAAGATTTTTTTGCCAACTGTTTATGTTCGATTTCTAAAGATACCGCCAAAATATCTAGATCTTTGAGGGATAAGTCCCATAATTGTTCTGTTGATAACAAACCTTTATTGGTTTGAAATCTTAGCTTTTGCTGACTTGCTAATTTAAAGTTTTCCATTTGATTTTGATTTAATTGTTGATTAACTTAATTAAAATTTAATTTTGATTATTCTTTTATGTGTGCCCTGTAGTTTTAGTATGAGTTCATCCCGAACAGTTGCATTGAAACCAATTCCTGATAACTGTTTGTCGGTTGTTTCAATCATATTAGTTGTTCCAAGTACTTCTAGAACCATTCTGTGCTGTGCTAATTCAGATAATAAGTTTTCATTATGAAAACCCCTGATTGACACAGGTGATTTACAACCATCTAACATAAAAAAATAATGTTTATTGCCTACATTGTTTTCCCCCCAATGATTTGGAGAAAGGCAAATCAGGTTTACTTTATGAAATTGATTTGTTTCAAGTGCATAAATCTCTTTTGAAGCAATCGTTGATTCAGGCAGTATGTGTTTAATTGTAAACTTTTTATCTTTTAATGTTACTTCTGCGACCATTACATTATACAGTACGGTTTTGTTGTATTCGTAATTAAACAGTTCATCATTAAATTCTATTTCGGCTTTAAATCCTAAAGAACGTACGTTCTTATATTGATTTACCCAAAAATGGTAAACCCCGTCTTTCATTTTATGAATGTCAGTAAAGTAAATATTTTCTACTGCCAATTTTTCGTTTGGGTGGGTATTATCTAAATCGAGTTGTCCAGAACAAGAACTTTTGTTATCGTTTCTGTCTTTTCTGTAACCGGTGTTAAATCCGATTTGTTGTTTGTCTGGTTGTTGACACCATGCGTCTAAATCAGAATTATCAGAACCTTCTTCATTCCAAATCATTGAGAACCGTAGAACACCATCAATTTTACCGCCCCTTATTTTCACTGCTTTTTTGATTTGAGATTTACCGGCAAGGTTGCCGTTAAAAGTCCATGAATAATTATTGTTCCATTTAAAAATAGGTTTTGAATCAACATTGTTGGCAGTTGTTAAGGACACTAGATTGCCTTGTTGGTTGTTTGTTAAAAATACTTCTACCGATGAACATGATGGCAGTATGTCTTTCATAAACTTATCAATGGTTACTTCTTCTACTCCCTCAAATTCGTTTCTTTTGTGTCTTGTTGGGGTTGATTTTATTCCGTCAAAAATTGATACCGATTTTATTTCCTTTTTGCCAATATTTGAATGCAAAATTTCGGAGACTTTAATATCATCAATGGTTGCAAATCTTCTATTGAAAGATTCTGTGTATTTGTTTTTTTCAACAAATAGTTTTGTTTCTTCAATTTGTTTTTTGGTAATCGGAGCAGTAACTTTCATGTAGTTGGCGGGGTCAACTCTTTTGTTCCATGATTGACATGCTTTATTCAGTTCTTTTCCTTCCGATAGTTCAGAACATAAAACACCAATCAATTCGTTTTTGAATTTAGCAAATGGTAATTTGTAAGATTTTACCCAACACCAGTTATCTTTTTGTTTTGTGAGTAAGTTGTCGTATTCTTCTTTTAATGGAATTATTTGCTCAATTTTATACAGGTGTGTTGCACCGTCAAGTAAAGAACCTTGGTTGATTAAATCTTTAACCAATTTTAATGTGTCTAAAGAAATTGTTTCCATTGTTCTTTGAAAAACATTTTTTGCATCACGGTAGTTTCCCATTAAGGATTCAACAGAGTTGCCCGACGTATCAACAAAATCTTTTTCAAGAAACAAGTGTATGTGATTGAATATTCTTATTTCGTTTGGTTTTACAACTCCAAATTTTTCAGATTCTTCTTTCGTATATCGTTTTAGATTATTTGCAACACCTAATTGAAAAACCTTGTTTGATTTATTGCATGATTCATAAGGTAATGAATTCAGGTTATTAAATGTTTCTAAAAATACTTCTGTAATCTTTGATGTTTTTATTGCATCGGATAAGACTTTTGTGGTGTTTTTAAATTCATCGTTAATAGTTATATTAAACATTGTATCTATATTGTAATTTTCATCTACCGATACAATGTTTCCGTATTTGTGAATGAAGTTTTTGCAATGGGTGCAGTTTTTTGAAGTGCTGTTTGGATCACGGAAAATTGGATTATTTTTTTTGGAAAAAGAACTTAAATATAAATCCCAAATTTGTTGATTTGTTAATTCTATTCTAAATAGTTTACCAGTCTTTGATAGTTCTGTAAATTTTGTTTGGATTTTTTTGTTAAATTCTATCATTTGATTTTTGTTTTATTTTGATGTCATTATGGATTCTGATATCTTGTTTGTTATGGAATATTTAAGTAAGTTGGATTTTTGGGGTTAAATGTTATCTATTAGTGGCGTTTATTGTGAGGGATATTATTTATATTTCCATATCAAACCATTGATTTCTTTGGATATTTCCAATGGGCTGTAAATTTCAGGTTAGAAGATTAAAAAGGGGGGAGATTGTGGTTCTCCCCCGGTTATTAGCTGGTGAAGGAGTTGATAGTTTCCTCTTCTGTTGGTGCTGCGGCAGTTTCGAGGGTGGGTTCGGCAACTGGTTGTTGCAATTCGGTTACGCGATACCCTTGGATGAGGTCGTTTTTGGGTATTTCCCCGTCATCATAGAGGCCGGCTCTCACTTCGCGATAGATGGGGGATTCTTCGCCATTAACTTTTGTAACGAAGTACTCTGTTTTCCGCAGTCCATCGCCTGGAATTTGCTTGATGGCTGCAATACCGCGGGACTTATGGAACTTCGTGGGTGATGTTCTTTCGATAATCCTTAGATGGACGTTACGTCCGTCAATTTTGGGACATTCCTTGTTGATAATCGTCCAGTTCAAGGGTTGTCCTTCAATCTGGCGTTTAATTTTAAGGTCTTTCAGATTCATGCCAAAGACCTCCTCGGCCATCTTAAATGTTGTTGGAGTCCATGCCCGGAGTCCTCTGCGGGGTAATTCATAGGCGATTGCCACCATGTCATCAGGCGATCTCTTCGCCTCGGTAAACTCTACTATTAGGCAGGGTTTCGTCCTACTGGACCGCACCCTGCTGATGATAACGTTATTCATAAATAAAAGGATTGTTAATTTGGAGACCCCCCCGGCTTATTGCACGGGTTTCCCATCTCCGTCATACCCCCACGGGTTATATTAGGGTGGTTTTCAATTCATGGCATATATGGGGATAGTTTCATTTTGGCAACAACCCTTTGTGTGGCATTGGGGTAATAACATTTTTTATTACATAACGGGTAATATGTGAGGAGTTATTAGATGGTGATAGTGGGTAAGATAGAAAGCATATACATTTACCAATTTACCTTGGAAGAAGTTAGACAAGGTTTATCACGGCATTGTACGCATTTTAAGGGGCTTCTGGCATCACTTCGGCGGGGTAGGAGGGTATTTGTACGTCTTTCCCAAGATCATCGCCCATATCGCATTTTTTTAATTTTAGCACAGCTTTAGATAATAGGTACTATATTGGTCTTAGAACGATATATATAATAGTACCATATTATATATTAGCTACAATAAATACAATTATTCTTTTATTATTGATTACTATAAAAATAAATAACTACTAATTGTTCAGTAACTACTTAGATCTAGAACCATGTAGATATTAGGAACTATGATCGGTGTGGCCTTATCGCGGGCCAATATAATATATAATACTAGTACTAGTGATCATAAAGCACGGAGATTAAAATTTGATTAAAAGTAACAAAATTTATTATAAAACACTTGACATAACAAAAAAAGTTAGTATCTTTGCAGTTAAATTATAAACGCATACATTTATGAAAACACAAAACACAATAACATTAACTGGGCCGGTAGTTTCCACGCCCAAAGTAGCCGAATATGAATTTTCCAAAAGGAAGTCAGTAAGGGCTTCATTTGACATGAACACCGGTGAAAGCATAGACAGTGGTGAGGGAAAGAGGGTATATAAGCATAGGGTAGTAGCTTGGGATGTAGTAGCTGAATATGTAAGGAAATTTGTAGAAAAAGACCAATGGGTTGATGTAACCGGAAGTGTTCAATACAGAACATGGAAAGATGACAAAAATGGCGGCATCACCAAATACATAACCGAGATTGTCGCAACCGAGATAAAAGCACATGGTCAAATAGGGCAGGAAGCGGCTGACGCAGTATCCACCGATTTACCCTTTTAATCATGTATCGTGAATTTACCGGCATATTCAAGTCCTCCATTAAAAACAAAAGGGACAAAAACTCCAATGGCGATATTATCTCCAGATTGGTCATAAATACCGATGATATAATATATGTTGGTGAAGTATTTGACGATAACAACAAATTAATACGGGACAGGTATAAAATATACATTAAAGACGTGGGAGATTTTATAGTTGCCGGCACCTATAAAAACATGAGCGATGTTTTGATTGGTAAAAAAACCATAGGATATGGGACGAAAGGTAAATAAATCAACATTATCTGGTAATATATAATAACTAAAGTTATTATTATATAAATAATATGCAGAAATTTATATGAAAAGAATAATCATCAGGATAACGGGTGTGGAGAACTTTTTCAGAAGGTACGTGGAAGTTTTCCAGGGCATCCTGCATTTAAGGGGAAGGGAGGCAGAAATATTCATGTGGCTTCTTTATCACAACAATAGCAAAAGGGGTTGTTTTATATCCCATGAGATAAGGAGGGACATATCCACAAGGTGTAACATGTCAATATCCAGCCTAAATAACTGTATCTGTTCTTTGCGTTATCGGGGGATAGTGGTTGGGGATGGGCAATCCAGTATGCTGAACCAAAAACATTCAGTATCCTATAAGGTTCCATTTACAATTAATTTTGAGATTTATGAAGGGGATGACAGAAGTCAAAAAGTTTGAAATATATGATAAGTTGTCCGCAGACACGGGAATAAAAAGGGACATTATCCATCATGTATTCTTATCTTATATGCACGCAGTATATTTGCTTACGTTGGGGTCGTTGGGGGATGATGGCAAATTTGCTCATCCGGTAATTATCAGGGTAGGAAGGTTCGGAAGGATTGTTCCCAAGACATCAAAAAATATAGGAAAAAAGGCAAGGTACGTACTTGATTCCATGAGGACGGATATAGAAGCCGGAAGAAAACTAAGGGTATGATAACGCAAAAAGATGTAAAAAGTTATGTAAGGGGCAATCTTAATTACCTGTTGTCTTTTATGCCATATTGGTTTACAGGTGAGCAGAAGTGTATCATCATGGACAGGGCTAATAAATGTGAGAAATGTATATATTTAAAAAATAAAAAGTGCAGCAAATGCGGGTGTAAATTTCCCGCTTTATTATATGATTTTGATAAACATTGTCCAATAGGGAGATGGTAATATCGGGGACAGAAACAATTATAAAATACTCTTATTATGATAGACGAAGAAAAAAGGAAATTGACAAAACCAATGAGAAGTGCAAAATCGGTTTTACGGGAATGTTTTTTGGGCGTGATTGACTTCAATGAAGCAGCCGCTATAGATGCTATGAAAAAATATGCCAAATTATACCATGAAAGCAAAGTAAAAAAAATATTACCCAAGTTAAACCATACTACAAATTCATACGAATTATGACACTATTTGAATTTAATGTAAATACCATATCTTTTAAGCCGGAAACACTGGCGATTAAGGAATTTAAAAAGATATGGGATGAAGATGATACAAATGCAAAGGATGTCGCATATTTAAAACTATGTTATGTGTTTCATCTTTGCGATATAAAAAGTCCATATAATTCTTATTCCATGGAAGACAGGGAAGGAATGGTAAGGAAGGATATTCTGGTTGGAATCAAAGTGGATAAAGACATTACTGCGGCATGTGTCAAATATCGTGAATTATCAAAGGGCAAAGCCGCCAGACTATTAGAGGATGCTTATGATGCTCTGGATAAGTTAAGGGATTATTTTAAAAATGCAAACCTCAATGAAAAGGATAAAAACGGGAAACTTACTTATTCGTCCAAGGAAATGATTTCCAATTTAAAAGAGCTGGCGTCGGTGTTCAGGAGTGTCAAAGAATTGGAAAAAGAAGTAGATGTAGATGAAATTGGCGATAGTCGTATTCGCGGAGGTGTAAATAAGGGGATATTTGAAGATCCGGATATGGCATGAAAGAACACATAAAGAAATATATTGATTTTTTCGGGTATGATGAGAATGATTTTATTCCATCGGAACTATCCGCCATGCCGGCAAATGATGTACATCACATTGAAAGGAGGGGAATGGGAGGAGGGGGAAAAACCAAGGGCGGAGAAGATGTGAATGGAATGGAAAATCTCATGGCTCTCACAAGGGAAGAACATGTGAAATATGGAGACAAAAAGGAATTTAGGGAAATGCTTAAAAATAAACATTTAAAATTCATTAAATTACATGGAAAACAATAAAATTCACGGGATGCCCATTACAACAGAAATAGATAAACGGGTTAACCTTAATAAGCCATATAAATGTCCGGTTTGCGAAGGAAATGGTTTAGTTCAAACTGGATTCTATTATTCACGTTATATGTTAGATACAATCGTACCTACCACGTCTGAATGTTGCAGGACATGTGGTGGAACCGGCATCGTTTGGGGATGAAATACCATACGACAAACAACCTGTTTGGAAAAATGATTATCTCATCTATAAGTTTTGATGAACAGGAAATAATTGGAAATATATTATATTTACATGCCGGTGGTTCCGGTATTGATTGCGACCCGACATATTCCATTGGTAACTTTTATAAGCATGGAATCACGCAGCCGAGATATAAGTTTGACAGGTTTCCTGTCCTTCCTGACGTGGTTTGTGCGTCATCCCTTCATTTGCCATTGGGGGATGAAAGTTGCCGGGTCATAATGTTTGATCCTCCCTTTTTAATGGGCGGGGAGACATTTAAAGAAACAAAAGATGGCAGTTGCATTATCGCTAAAAGATTTATGCAATTTAAAAATTTTGATGAGTTGAGGGAAATGTATTCAGGTAGCCTTAAGGAATTTTACAGAATCCTTAAAAAAGATGGAATAGTTGTTTTTAAATGTCAGGATTCGGTAAGTGGCGGCAAGCAGTATCTTACCCATTATTGGATAATCAATGAGGCTATTAAAATAGGATATTATCCAAAGGATATGTTTATATTGCTTTCAAAAAACAGAATGACGGACAACCGTAAACAACAACATGCCAGAAAATTTCATTGTTATTATCTGGTATTTCAAAAAACAAAAAATAAAATTAACTATAATTAAACATGGGAAAGGAGAAATATGTTCTCAAAAGTATTATTTTAACATATAGTCGCGGTGAGACAGAAAGAATTATGTTATTAGAAGGAGAGCAAGCGGAGAAATGGGATGCCCATAATCACTTTTTAAATGGATTCGCTCATCTTCATGGTAAAAATCCATTTGATGACGATCCGGTATTTTGGACAATAAAAGAAAAATAGGCGAAAGTGTCACTATTGTATTTTAAGGAATTTAAAAAATATTGTTATTATCTGACAGATGGAAACTAATAAAAATTATAATTTGGGATGTCTGGAATTAATGGGGAGGATGGAGGATGATTTTGTTGACCTAACGGTTACGTCTCCCCCCTATGATAATTTAAGATCGTATTGTGGTTACGACTTCGACTTTGAGCGGATAGCCGGTGAGCTTTTTCGGGTAACCAAAGATGGCGGTGTGGTGGTTTGGGTAGTTGGCGATGCTACAAAAAACGGCAGCGAGACCGGCACTTCTTTCCGCCAGGCATTACATTTTATAGACGTTGGTTTTAGATTGCATGATACCATGTTTTATGAAAAGGCTGGCATGAGCGCTCCTTCCAATAACCGTTATCATAATGTTGTGGAATATATGTTTATTTTATCAAAAGGAACCCCCAATGCATTTAATGGGATAAAAGACAGGAAAAACCGGTGGACTCAGCGTTTTGGAAAGCCGACAAGAAGGCAGAAAGACGGCAGCCTGAAACATGAAAGGGATAATAATTTCACTCCCTTTGGGCTTAGGTTTAATATATGGCGGTATAATACCGGTTATGGATATTCAGCGACAGATGATGTGGCGTATGAGCATCCCGCCATCATGCCAGAAAAACTTGCCGCCGACCATATTAAGACGTGGAGCAACGAGGGGGACTTGGTTTACGATCCTTTTGCCGGCAGCGGGACAACATTAAAGATGGCGCATCTGCTTAACAGGAAATGGTTGGGCAGCGAGGTGAGTGAGGAATATTGTGCTCTTATAGATAAAAGGATGGACGGACATATTAAACAAATGATAATGCCATGTTAACGAATACCGAAAATTTCAGGGAGGTGGCATTACATTTTAAAGAATTTAAAAAATACTGTAATTATCCGCCGAATAATCACGCGAAAAGCCAATATATGCTTTTTTGGAAAGAACAGAGAAGGAGATGCATGGAGGGATATAGTGCGGGTGGGGATTACATTACCGGTTATCATTATTTTTATCTTAACTTTTCACCTATATGGATACTGGAATATGAAAAAGACAAGATGGGGGAAGATGGGAGTAAAATTATCGGTAACAGAATTAATGATTTTCCCCTTTTTTGGGATGGCGACTATAAGTTTTTTCATTATCTTGATGAGGCGGAGAAGGTCGGTAAACATGCCGTATGTGTTAAATGCCGCGGCAGGGGATTTTCATTTAAGAGCGCGTCCATGGGATTGAGGAATTATTATTGCATTCCAGGTTCCAAATCGTTTTATGTGGCATCCGATAAAAAATACCTCATAGAAGATGGTGTTCTTAATAAGGCATGGGAAATAATGAGCTTTGTAGATGGAAACACGCCGTGGTCTAAACTCAGGCAGTTTAAGGATACCATCATTCATAAAAAGGCGTCTTATAAAATAATGGAAAATGGCGTTGTGAAGGAAAAAGGGTATAAATCCGAAATCATAGGGATGTCGGTAGATAAGGACGTAGATCAAATCAGGGGTAAACGTGGAAAACTGTTGGTAATAGAAGAGGGAGGTAATCTTTCGGATATTACAAAACTGGTATCTATTGCAAGGTCTGGCATGGAACAAGGAAAAATCACCTTTGGTTTAATTTTATCCTTTGGAACTGGCGGAGAAGAGTATGAGGATCTGGAGGGGTTAGAAGAGCTTTTTTATTATCCCGACAGTTATAACATATATTCTATTCCAAACACCTGGGATAAAATTGCCGGAGCGGACAGCAGGTGTGGATTCTTTTTTCCATCGCAGATGAATTACGAGGGATATTATGATAAAGACGGTAATTCGGATTTCATTACTTCCAAAAAGATAGAGGAAAAGGTAAGGGAGGATTTGCGGTTAAAGTCAAAAAGCAATAAAACTGTTTTACAATATATTGCAGAAAATCCATTTGAGCCAAGGGAAGCGTTTTTAAAGCAGACCGCCACCATATTTCCAGTTTCGGAAATCCGTGAACGATTAGCGGAGCTGGAGATAAATCACGACAAATACCGTAATGCGTGGTGGGTGGGAAAATTATTTACCGGTAAAGACGGAGATGTGATGTGGAAGATAGATAATAGCATGGTTCCTCTTGAATCATATCCCATAAAAGATAACGACATAGAAGGATGTGTGGTGATTTATGAGATGCCATATCGCAATGATAGCGGCGAGATACCGCGTGGCATATACATAGCCGGATGCGATCCTTATGGACAAGATGATTCATTCACGGATAGCGTGGGCAGTGTTTTCATTATGAACGTTTTAAATGAAAGGATTGTCGCTGAATATACCGGACGTCCATCTACCACCTTTGAATTTTATGATAATGCGGTAAAATTGTTAGCATATTACAGGGCATTATGTAATTACGAAAATGATATAAAGGGATTATATGACTATTGTTATAATAATGGTTATCTGCATCTTCTTTCGGAAACGCCCGAAATCCTTTTGGAAAAAGATGTTATCAGCCAGGAGGTCAGCGGAAGAAAATATGGAACGCCCGGAACGCCGGCGGTAATTAACTGGGGACTACAGTTGTTGAAACAATATCTTTTGGCGCATAATCCGGTAGAAAAGGATATCTTAAACACATATAAAATACAATCCCCCGGTTTATTAAAAGAGTTATTACACTGGAGTCCCAAGGGAAACTTTGACAGAATAAGAGCGATGTCTTATTTATTGATATTAAAACAGGAATATTTTAAGATAATAGGAAGAGATAAGACGAAACTCCCATATTCTCCCTATCGTGATAAATTCTGGGATAGACCGTTTCAGAAAACTCCGTTAATAAAATTATGATTACCTTTACATAAATTTTCTTTTATGCCATTTTCCAATTTCACTATATTCCCCTCGCAGAAAAAGAGTTTTGCCGAAAAAACCAAGAAGGATAATAAATGGGGAAAAGAATGTGTGGATGTTGCGGAGCAGATAGCCACGCTTTCCGATTCTCCCTTGCGACAGACACATAACAATAAACAGGTAAACTACGATCTGTTTAATAATAAGTTAGATACCAAGGATATTGAAAGGATATTAAATCCACTGGGAATTACGTCTTCCTCTTTTCCTGCAAAAATGCAGAATTATCCTATTGGAAATACGAAGATAGAACGGTTACTTGGTGAGGAACCCAATCGTAGGTTTGACTACATTGTAAGGGTTATCAATGATGACGCTGTATCGTCAAAGGAAAATCAAAGGAAGGATGCTATATTTAAGACGGTGGCGGAACTGATAAGGGCGGAAAACCCATCACAGCAGCAATTTGCCGCGCAGATGCAAAAATTGTCCAAGTATTATAATTATGAGGAACAGGATATCCGGGAACTTACCGCCACCAGGCTTTTGAGTTATTTTTATAAGACGATGAACCTGCGGTGGACGTTTAATATGGGGTTTGCCGATGCTTTGATTGCCGGTGAAGAGTGTTATTGTGTGGATATTTTGGGTGGAGAGCCGGTGGTGTTTAAGCCTAATATGAAAAATTTATTTGTTTTACGGGGCGGTACAAGTAATTATATAGATGATGCCGACATGATTATTTACATAGACTATGCCTCACCTGGTCAACTTATTGATGATTATTATGATGAGCTTACTCCATCCGAGATAGACACGATTGAATCTGGCATGTCAAAGCCGGAAACTTCGGTGATAAAATATTCACTTACGCCGTACATTTCCGTACAGGATATTGTGGCCGGAAAAGATCAGTCCGATCTGATATACGTTAATGATATAGGAATAAATGTTTTTGGCGGCGCGTATGACCAAAACGGTAACATGAAACGGGTTCGGGTGGTATGGAAGTCCATGGTGAGGGTAGGAGAAGTGGAATCCACGGATGAGATGGGAAACGTGATAAAAGATTATGTTTCCGAGGGTTATAAACAACAAACGGGAGAGAAGATTAATTGGATATGGGTTAATCAGTGGTGGGAAGGAACGAAACTTGGAAACGACATATATCTTAAAATACAGCCCAGGCCTTTTCAGATGCGTAAAAAAGATAATATTTCTTCTTGTAAGAGCGGGTATGTCGGAACAATCTATAGTTTTAACCTTGACAGAGCCCAGTCCATTATGGACAGAATGAAACCATATCTTTATCTTTATAATATTTTCATGTATAGGACTGAACTTGCATTTGCTAAGGCCAAAGGCGCCATTGCGGAGATAAACCTTGCCATGTTGCCGCCAGGATGGGATTTAGACAAGTGGATGTACTATATTGATACGATGGGGCTTTTGATTGTTAATCCCTTCAATGAGATAAACGAGGGTTCTGCAAAGGGTAAACTTGCCGGGAATTTTGCCAATGTGGGTGGCAGAACAATGAACCTGTCCGAAGGACTTGGAAACTATATTCAGCAACATATATCCATGTTGCAATATATAGAAGAGCAGATTGGACAAACCACTGGCGTTCCCAAAGCCAGGGAAGGAAACATTGAACAAAGAGATGCCGTTGGTAATGTTCAGCAAACCATGGTGCAATCATCTTATATTACCGACAGGTGGTACATGGTACACGACAATATTAAGGTCAGGGTATTGGAGGCGCTTGTTGAGGCGGCAAAACAGGCGTGGAAGAATAAAAGCAGGAAACTCCAATACGTTTTAGATGATCTTTCTACTGTTTTTTTAAACATAGATGATGATTTTATAAATAGTGAATATGGTATTTACATAGCAACATCAATGTCGGATACGCAAATCTTTAATGATTTAAGGTCTGTGATGATGCAGGGGTACCAGAGGGATAAGATATCCCTAAAGGGACTGATGGATGTTTACCTTACTGAATCTGTGGCATCTATGAGAAGGAAGATTGAAAATGCCGAAGAAGAGATGCACCATAGGCAGTTAGAGATTATACAGGAACAGAACAAGGTTAATGCACAGACGTCCGAAAGTGCCATGCAGATGGGCGATAAGAAGATGCTTAATGACAGGGACATGGAAATCATGCGTCACGGTATGGAATTGGAGAAAATGAGGCAGAAAAGCGATATGGACGCTGATAAAAAGGAAAAACAGACACGGTTAGAGGCTGAACTTGCCGCTAAAGAGGGGAAAAAGTGATGTTTTCTATGATAAAAGGAAAAAACGGATATGTTATATGTTAAATTTGCTGTTAAATGGGGAAAAAGGTGATGATTTCTATTTAAGGGAATTTATTTTCACAATATAATTAATTTAATTATTGTTTATATTATCTTTGCTTCCGAATTTCTACTATTGTAGATACTATTGTAGGTGGATTACATAAATCCAATAGAATATGGCTGAACAAAAAACAAATATCGCTGGTGGAACCACGGTAATGAAGAACGATGACGAGGTTATAATCCTCAATGACGATAATACGGAGTTATATATGCCCGATGTTGCCAGTATAGCTGGCAAAAAAGCGGCAGTTGTTAATAAAGATGGTAATGATGGGGAAAGGAAAAAAGATGAGGAAAATGGAAAAGACAATAAGATAGAGGTTGACGAAAATAGAAAGTCGGCCGGTGAGACGCCTGGTGAGGGTGAAGGAACGGAGGATGATTCCTTACTTCCATTTATAGAGGGGCTTCAACAGGCGGGTGTGTTGCCTAATTTCAACAAGGCAAATTTTGATGGTTCTTTAGATGGTGTTTTTGAGGCGGTGGGAAATGAGATATCGTTAGGCGTTAAAGCATATAAGGATTCTTTGCCGAGGACAATTAAGGACATGATAGAGAACTATGAAGAGAATGTTCCTTTGGACAAATTGATTAACGTTAAAAGCAGGCAAATAGAAATAAAGAATGTTGACGAGGACAACCTTAGAGATGATACGTCCAAGCAAAAAAAGATTATTTCTGATTTTCTACGTTTAAAAGGATTTAAAGAAACAAAGATTGACAGCATGGTCGCCAAATATGAAGAGATTGGCGAACTTTTTGATGAATCCAAAGAAGCGCTTACTGAACTCAAAGAACATTATACCAAAGAAGAAGAACGCATTAGAAAGCAGGCGCAAGCGGATAAGAAGGCATCGGAAGACAATGCCGTAAAAGTGCTTGAATCAATAAAGGGGACAATAGATAAGACAATGGAAATCATACCTGGGACATTGCTGAATAAGCAGGTTAAAGATAAGATCTATGAGTCCATGACAGACATTATAGATTATACCGACAGGGGAGTTCCGGTAAACAATATCATTAAAATAAGGTCAAAAGACCCGGTAAAATTTGATATTATTCTTAACTATCTTGCGTCTTTTGGTGTTTTTGAGGGAAAATGGGACACCTTAAAGGGTGTTTTCACGAACAATATATCAAGAGATATATTAGACAAAACAAAGACACATCCAAGGGAAAACGGAAGGTCTGTGTCAGATGCCGGCACAAGTGTTGACAGTTCTGCTGAAATTCTGAAAGGATTAAAAAAGTTTATTTCTAACAGGTAATTTATTAACCCAATTTAACATTTGAAATTATGATTGTAAATCTTCTGCAAAAGTATGAGCCAAAAGATTGGACAGGACTTACTACCGAGAATCATCTTGGTACGTTATTCGGACTTGAACCCATTCTCATTTCTCCTCTTATTGAGGACATTTATCGTGTAAATTATGGGGAAGATTTTCTTTCTTTCCTTGACAAGTTTCCAACCGAATACATAGATGACGACCGTCCCTATGAATGGTTATTGCAGGGAGCCGATGAGAGAAATATCGCATTGGTGTCCGCGGAAGATTCTGCCGCTAACTTAGCCGGTAGTGCTCTTTTTCCACAGCCAGGACTTGGTTTCACACGGTTTTTTATGCGATTTTCTGAAAAATATTTCGTGGCTACCGATGTTATTGTCGGTAACAAACCCGATCTTTATAAGCTGAGGGTGGTTTCCGATCCAGTGGCTGACGGCACTGAATATCTTTATGAAGTAGAGCTTTTAACCGGAGATCCTGTATTATTTGTTGCACCTTCCGATTTAGCAGCTAACACGCGGTGGAGCAAGGACTATTCACAAGTTGAACAGACGCTTTCCCGCAGGGGTGGAGATGTCAGTCACACTTCTCCTTTCAGGATGCAGAATGTGTTATCTATGATACGGAAACAGTATGTTGTTCCCGGTAACATGATTTTAAAGGGTAAAAACTCACCAGTGGCTTTTGCATGGAAGGTGGACGGAAAAGTTCAGACCACATGGTTAAATAAACTTGACTTTGATTTCAATTCACAGTTCCGCAGAGAAATCGTAAGATTGCTTTTCTATGGAACATCTAACCGGAAGTCAGATGGCACGTATGCCAATAAGGGAGATTCTGGTTATGAGATTCGTAGTGGTGCGGGATTGCGGGAACAGATAGCTCCTGCTAATCTCTTTTATTATAATTCCTTTAACCTTGATTGGCTGACGGAAATTGCGATGGGATTATCGGTTGGAAAATTACCGGAAGATCAGCGGAGATTTGTGTTGGGAACCGGGGAATATGGAATGTTTCAGTTCCACCAGGCCGCAGAAGATAAGTCCAGCAACTACACGCCCAACTTCAGTAATGACAGGATTCAGGTTGACAAGAGAACCGGCAAGATGAGTTATATCGGACAATTCCTTGAGTACAAGACCGTCAATGGTATTACCTTTGAGTTGATGCATGTTAAGGAATATGATAATCCCGTGAGGAACAAATTACAACATCCCTCCGGTGGGTTAGCAGAATCGCGGAGATATACCATCATGGATTTTGGAACAGCCAATGGTGAATCCAATGTGTCAAAGATTGCATTAAAGGGACAAGGTGAAATTTTGAGATATATACCTGGATTAAGAGATCCTTTTACGCCAGGTGGACAAAAGCAGGCTGCCATTGCGGCATCTGCAGTAGATGGTTATGAGGTGCACAAGGCATACATAGGTGGGCTAAGGGTAAAAAATCCGATGAGGATGGCTGAAATAGTACCCTCTATCCTTGTATAGTTAGGGAAGATATAAAATATTAACAGGTAAAAAAAACGAATTATGAGCGACACAATATTATTTCACCGGAAGGTGAAGGTGAAACCGATTATCAGGGAGGGCGGATGGCTTCCCAAGGGACATGACGGAGAATTTATGTTTTCCGGATGTAAAAGAGGATATTGTTTACCTGTGGATCCCAACAAGGGAACATTGGTTCCGGTATTAAATGAAGAAGAGCAGACATATTTTGAGAAGCAACTTGGAGTAGAATCCGGTGGGATGTCTCCATATAGGAAAGGTGAGAATTTTTGGCATAAGTTTTATGTTACCGTTAACAGGGATGGTACAGAACTTAACCTTGCCGATGTGATGGACAATCTAAGGTGGAGGCTATTAAAGAATCACCCAGAGATAGCTCCGTCATGGCATGAAAGATTCAATAGTCCGCAGTTTAAGTTCGCCCTTGTAGAAGAAGATGTGGAAATAGGCGAAAGGGTTAAGCTGGCGGAGATGAAGAAGAAGGTATATAAGTTCCTTGCCGGGGCAGAAGATAATCGTACCAAGATGTATGATTTACTTCGGGTGTTGGGAAGGAGGCCTGCACCTGCGGCAACGAAGGAGTGGATGATAAGCGAGTTGGATAAATATACCGATGACAGAAAAATGTTAAAAGAACTGTTAGCGGTAATCAACGATCCGCTTTATGAGATGAAACTTTTCATAGAAGATGGAATGGAATGCGGGACGATTAAGAAACTTGGAAGGGGAGATTATGGCGTTGTCGGATTAGACCAGATGTTTTCACAGGCGGAACTAATTGAATTTTTAAGTCCGCGTGGCAAGCATCAGGACATTTATCTTAAAATCAAAGGCCAGATTGACCAGTACAGGAAAGTTGAGGTTTAATATTATCCTATTATGAGTGCGACAGAAATGAAGAATCTATTTCTTGTCGAATATGACAGGATAACAAATTTATCAGCACCTGGATATGACGACTATGAGATAAGCGTATTTTTAACCAACGCACAGAGAAATTACATTGAAAAAAAATATGATCCATCACTCAATAAACTTGGCGATGGGTTTGAGGACAGTGAAAAGAGAAGGCGTGAATTGGCCGATTTAATAAGAGATGGGATTGATGCCGGCGGAACATTAAGAACGGCTGTATCGGCTAATCAGAACGGGACACATCCCCATGGAAGATTTTTTAATTTACCGGATGATTTATTATACCTTATAGAAGAAAGGGCGATAATCACCGGAGCCGGGTTATGTAACCCCGCCGGATACAACATCAACACGATAAAAGGTGTGGCCGGAAAATATACAAGCATATTACCAGTAACACATGATTATTTTGAGGCTAACCGGTTGAATCCATTTAAGAAGTCTAATGAATGGTTATTGTGGAGGATGGATTTCAGTTCTTTTAACGGAAAAAAGAGGGTAGAATTAATCGGGGATGGAACATTTGCCATAGAGGAGTACAGGATAAGATATATAGCGAAGCCAAGTCCGGTAATCACCGCCACATTAACAGGTGGCATGACCATTGAGGGACAAGTTTCACAGCAGGATTGTAAACTTGCTGATATAACGCACAATGAAATTGTCAGAATGGCAGTAACGTTGGCGTTGGAGACGGTAGGTGACGCAAGGTATCAAACTCAAAAAATAGAATCCATGTCCAATGAATCCTGACATTTCACAACTAACAACGGCAGAAATTGAACAACGGTTGGGAAAACTTGAGTTCAATAAATTGAAGACAGTTAATATGTTGACGGAGATATTGTTTGAGATTACTAAATGTATTTATGAATTACAAAAGAGACAAAAAACAACAACTTTTAATTTTTTTAATAATTAACCTTTAAATTTTTATACAATGAGAAAAGTAGATGATTCTTTACACGTTTTCGTGGATAACACAATCGCCGGACTTGCCGGTGGGACGAGGGTATCTGTTGCAAACATGACAGACCACCAAATGGCGGTTGTCAGAGAAGATGGTATTTCTTTAACGACAGCATCTGTCGGTACTGCAAGAGATAAGTGTTTTATCGTGCAGAGGCATGGTACGCAGCTTGTCTGGTCCCCTCCTATTAGAAGGTCTGGACTGGTTTCACATCGTGGACAGACATATTCTGCCCCCGCCCAGCAGGTTACCCATATAGGATTTGCCGGTGCCGGAGCAAGTACAATAGATGCCATTTCGGACAATACCTATATCGTTAGATTGATCTTCAATCAACCTCTTTCCATGGTTCAGGATAAGCAGATGCTTAAATTTGGAATTTATAAATCGGATTCTTCTGCTACCAGGGAAGAAATATTAGCCGGATTAGTTACTAACCTTATTTCCAATTTTAAAAGAGAATCGGATAATATTGTCCGTTTTGAAGCGTTATGCGATAATGCCGGAGTTAATGTTACCGGAGCTACCGGGTCATGGACGTTTACCAATAATTCCAAAACGGTATCCTATACAGGCGCTGATATTTCAAATGCAACATTTGTTGTTGGCGCTTATTTACGAATAGGAGATGCGATCACAGCTCCTATTTACAGGATAGACGCTATTAACACTGTTGCAAATATAGTGACTCTTGGGTGGGAATACCAGGGGGCGACAGCGACAGTAACAGATATTACCGCTGCCGGTACTCCTTACGATGTTATCACTGCTGCGTTGGTGGCTGCTGCTGCCGTAGGTATTCAATGTCGTGCTATAGCCCGCAGGTTTACTGTTGGGTCTTTTAAATATTTTAACACTAACTTTAATGTTTCATTACAGGATTTTGGCGCAACGCAGTTAGTATATACTACTGCCGCTGACGATGGTTCAGGATATGGCGCTTCTATTATGGAGGCGGAGTGGTTTGCCGTTGGGACGGAAGGGTTTAATGAACGTTTGGGTGTTCCCCCTCCTGTCGTGCCACATCAAATAGCCGTAGAAACAAATAATTATTCCGTATTGTCATTGGGATTACGAAATCAGGTTGGTGGTACGGCAATAAATGTTCCGGCTCCTGCAAGGAATGAGATTCTTATAGCTGGTCAAAGAACTGCGGGGCCTACCTATGGAACAGCATTTTATGGTGGTGGAACTCTTGGGATAGTAGAAGTTCTTGCGATATATTTAGACGGTGCTCCAGGATATACAGCTTTTGTGCCGGCATAATAGTTTTTTGAAGTTCAATAAAGGGGCTATGCCTTGGGCAGTTCGCCATGCGATAAGCCCGGAGATAGTCCTTTTTTATTTATAAAACATGCTAGATTTAAGATTTAAACTATGTCAGGACAAAAGTTGTAAGGAACTGGTATTTGTTGAGACAACGGGTGTTTATGATTCGCTCTTAAATCTTGGCGGGGGGGGTTCTCCTAATCCAACAACGGCAAGTGCATCCAATATCACATTAAGTGTTACATTTCCAGATGCAACCACTGGATCGTTTACCTTTCCTGCTGGATGGCCGACGACAGACAACTCCAAATATATCATCATAAAAAACACAGATTTGGGGTTAGTGGCAGATGATAGCTTTGACGATGGACAATATACTTTTACTTATTCTATCACCAGTGGAACGATAGTATATACAAAGGCGCAGGATATTTATTTTTTTTGTCAGGTAAGGTGTTGTGTTAATAAGATGGTAGCAAGGATAGGAGACAGTAATTGTCAGTGTGAAAAAGATTATGTGGACAACGTATTATGGGCTTCGGCATTATTACATTCTTTGGAATATGCTGCTATCTGTAATAAGAAAAACCAGTTTGATAATATCATGGAATATTTGACGGCGATATGCGATACTGAGCCGTGTGATTGTGATTAAAAACTAAAAAATCAAATAGTTATGGCGTGTTCAAGTTGTGGTTCAAATTTAACGGCATGTGGATGTGGGATAGACACATTGATGATGCCCGTGGCAAAGGGAGACAAGGGAGATACGGGAAGTGTTGGACTTACCGGACCCCAGGGATTACAGGGCATTGGATCTCTTAATTCCATTAAACGGTTATATTACAAACTAACGTACCCTGGGTCGCTTATCTTAACGATTCCCTTGGCCGATTTTACAAGTGCCAATTTAAGCATTTATGCTTACAATGGAGATACGGGATTATTTGAAACAAATATTTTTGCAGATGTGGGTATGTTTATGGCTAGTCTCAGATTGTATGCCGTATCTGCTGGTGTTGTTGGAGGCACTTGGTGGGATTTAACGAATAGGATAGAAGCTGCTGAAGTGGCATATACGGCTACTGACATAATTTTAAATATTGGAAATAATGTATTTAACAGGGCTCTTCAACTTTGTGGAGATCCTGTTGATTTCTATGTAGTTATTCAAGGATAATGGCACTAACGATAACCAGAGAAGACAAATTATACCGTTCTCAATATGTGGCATACTATTTATCATTATTTGCAGATGATATTATCACACGCATTGAGAGTGGTGATCGTTGCGAAAAAGATATTCGCAAATTTGTGTTATTGGATACCATGCTAAGAACGCTGATGGCGAGTGTTCAAAGGGCGGAAACACAATCATGGGGACAGGTGGAAGTGGTTTCTTTCACTGCCGGAGCAACGATACAATGGATAAGGGTTAATGGAGCATTAATAACCAGTGGGATTATAGATACAACCGGGATGACGTCGGTATCGCAGGTTGCCGGGAGTATAGCCACCAATATAAATAACTATGTAGGTGTTCCAGATTATGCAGCCTTTCCCATCGTTGGCAGCGGAATAGTAAACGTATATGCGATGATGGGGACGGGTGATGCCCCCAATGGATTTTTAATAACAAAAGGAACTACGGGGACTATCACCTTTAATGTTGTGAGCAACATGCAGGGTGGTGTGGACGAACAGGATGAAGACGATATGTGTCTGGATGAAGACAAGATGGATGCCTTATTTCAATACATATCTGAAAATACAGGTCTTTGTTTTAGTTCATATAATAAGACATATACCCAGCCATTGGTTACGCCTGGGGGTATTTTTGATGATATAGGGCCTGTACCTACGGGGCCTGGACGTGGGCCATCAGTGGCCGGTACGGGCGGAGGAATTGTCGTTGGGACTGGGACTGATGGAACAGGTAACATAGGGGCCAGAATAGGAAGAACTGGAGAAAAGACATTTTTAACAGATGACTTAAACAATGAAATTGTTACATCTGTAACAATTAATCCAATGGTTCCGTCACAAGGGTATAGTTTAATGGTTAAATCAGAGCAAGGAGAATCTCAGGAAACAATCTAATTATGGCTTACATATTAATACCAAATTTACCGGCCGTTGTTACACCGGTGGATACCGATGCAGTAGTTGTTGATCAGGGTGGCGTTACCAAAAAAGAGACCCGTCTTCAAGTGGTTGCCAAGGAGAAGTCCGACCGTGAGGCTGCCGACGTAGTTCTTACTACCAATATTAGTAATGAGGCAATCACAAGGGCTACACAGGACGTTACACTGCAAAACAACATCAATGCAGAAGCCGTTACGAGGAATTCCAATGACTTATTAAGGGTATTAAAAACCGGAGATACCATGACGGGGGCATTGACGCTTCCTGCGGCAAGTCCTACCACCGACAATCATGCCTCCAGAAAAAAATATGTTGATGACCAGGATGCATTTAAAGCCACCTATACAGAGGATTATAACCCGGTGGGGACAACCTTTCCTACAACGTGGAACGGGGCTGCAATAGTGCGTGGACAAGAATGGAGGATATCTGCGGCGGGGAGTATAATATCTTCTGATGCCGTAACGGTTACGGTAAGGGTAGGGGATATATTAGTGGCACTGGTGAGTGTGCCAGCACAGCTTTCAACTAACTGGAATATAATTTCTAATCTTGTACAGCCCGCATCGGAAACGATAAGTGGCAGAGCCGAGATAGCCACCAGTGTCGAGATGTTGGCATTTACCGACAACACAAGGGTGCTCACACCATTGAGGGTTGGAGAACTGTTGGATACCATTCCATATAACGAAGAAGAAAAGAATGCCAGTTTTGCTATTACCGCAACGGATCCAAAGACATTTTTCCTGCATACCAGTGCGGCAGCAATTACCGCTACATTGCCGGCCATTGTCACTATAGCGGCTACATTGGTTCAAAAATACAGGATTGTTCTTGCCGACATAGATGGCGGGGCGGATGGCAATAATATCACCATTGCCACTTCAGGTGGAAACACCATCAATGGCGCTACACAGCTGGTGATCAATAAAGAATACTCAAGCATCACCCTTATACCAAGGGGAAATGCGTGGGTGGTTGTCGGAAATGATGACTATGCCAATGCACATAATACGACAATCTTTAACCTTGGCGGAGTACAAAATGTCGCCAATATTGCAGAAACACAATTAACTATCGGCTCTCAATATGCTGGATATAATCCATTTTCACAATATGATGGCGTTGCATATACGTTTACCCCTGAATATAACGGTGTATATCATATTTCTTTACAGGTTGGAGTGGACTTTGTTGCTTCACATGGTATTTCCATTAGAGTTAAACAGGGAGCAAGTGTTATAGCCGCACAGGATTTTGTAACACCTGCGGTCACCACTGGTGCCAACGGAAACAGATATACCCTTAACTGTATTGTCGTTATGAGTGCCGGGATAGCTTATGATTTTCATACATGGCAAAACAGTGGCGGCGGGTTAAATTATAATTCCGGGATAAATGTTACGAGAATAATAATAAAACGCATATCCAATTAATATGAACACATTATTTTGCATATTAATGAATAGGCCGGTAGTGGGAGCATCCACGTCTGTTGGCGGCGCCATTGCCGGGTATATTCCGAGCATGTTCAAATGGTATTTATTTTGGACATATCATATTCCGCCGATATTGATGGAGGGTTTACAGGTATTGGTATGGATAGGAACGCTTGCTGTTATAAGTATAACCATTTATGGACAAACACGTAAATTCTTTAAAAAATGAGAACTAATATAAAATCATTAAAAATATTGGATACTATCTCCAATTTAGGAAATAATATATGGTTTATGTTTGGGGATATAGGGAATAATATGTATAAAATGAGTTGGAAAATTGTTGCATCATATTTTTCAACTATTGAATCCGGTGTATTTACTCTTTCGGAAGATGGATTGACGGCAACTGGTGGAACGCTTACTAATCCGGGAGCGAACCCTACTTTACGAATTTCTACAACAAAAAAATTAAAGTTATGGCAAGGATTGGTTTTTGGTGGAGGAACGCCTACTTATTCAACATTTTTTACAAAAGGGATAAGTGATGGGATAAATGAAAACATACATGGAAATCAAGGTGCTCTTGGTTCCTATTCCCGTATTACTTTTTGTATTGATATAGCAAATGCCGGTGATAATGGATGGAAAGGAAATATATCGGCAATAAGTGATAATTATTATGATATAACATTTATTATAATTGGAACAGGATTAGCAATAACAGGTCAGTGGCATGGGACAATGGGACAATAAACATGATATTATTTTTGTAATAATGAGGAAAAACATTAAATCATTAAAGATATTAGATTCTGTATAAAATGTATCTTTGTCAAATAAATATGAAATATCTTATTTTCTGAATATAGGGTTTATTTATGATTTTATGATTAATACAATTCAAAAAGGATATAAGAATTTCAAAGAACCCACACCGCTTAAATGGAAGGTTATTGGGATGATTATTGCCATTACTTGTGCCGGCATGACGCCTGCCGTTATGGGATTACCGGTGGACGATAACATGAAGGCATGGCTCAACTGCGGATTTGCTTTTTTGATGGTCATAAGTAACGTGATTACTAATTTATTTACCGAGAAAAATGCTGAACATCAGTGAATTTCCAAGGATAAAAAAGGTAAAAGGATGGGAAGATTATAATTTTTTATTATCCAAAATTGTCTCCGGTGGTGAAAAATTATATAGAATAACCTATGGCGACCTTTTTACTCCGGCGATGGTTCCCCTTTTAAGTGGAGGAACAGATGGGCAATTAATAATAGGGCAAACAGGCGCTAACTCCGTATATAAAACCATCGTTGGTGATGCTGCCATGGATGCAGCAGGAACATTAACGATTACAAATGATGCCATAACCTTTGCCAAGTTCCAAAACATCAACACATTACGTCTATTGGGACGTACAACGGCATTGGCTGGAGATACAGAGGAGATAAGTGTTGGCGCCGGGTTATCGTTGGCGGCACTGACGTTAGCATGCACAATAACCCAATATACAGATGAGATGGCGCAGGATGCCATCGGAGGGATACTGACAGATACCAATTCCATTGATTTCACCTATGATGACGCTGGAAACATAATCTCCGCGATTATAAAAAAGCAAAACTCTGCAACTATCAATCTGACAGTTCCTGATGCAAATGGACTAAAGGCGGAATTTGTATCCATGAACATAAGTCAATTTGTAAATGATTCAGGATATTTAACTTCGGTTACTCCCCATGATTTACTTTCAGTAACACATTCAGATACATTAGCGGCTGGTGTTCTCAGGGGTTCTATTATAACTGGCAATTTAACGCCTAAGTGGAGTGCTTTGGCATTAGGTACAAGCGGTAAAATATTACGCAGTGATGGCACCGACTTACTTTATTCAACGGCAACCTTTGCAGACACCTATGCTGCAAGTGAAATCCTATATTCTAATGGAGCGAATGTCGTTCAGGGACTTGCAACGGCTAATAATGGGATATTAATAACTTCCGGTGCAGGTGTGCCATCAATCGCTTCTACGTTACCGGATGCCGTTCAGGATAATATTACACGACTTGGGACGATTGCTTCAATAACTACTCCTTTAGGGGCTGCCTATGGCGGTAATGGTCAGTCATTTTATGCTGTTGGAGACCTGCTCTATGCTTCCGCAGTGACAACACTTTCAAAACTTGCCGATGTAGCGACAGGGAGTGTTTTAATATCGGGTGGGGTTGGCGTTGCGCCTGCGTGGTCGGCTTCTCCAACGCTTACAACTTCATTAACCTGTCCCGTCATATACGGAAGCAGTTCCGCGGGAGGAGCATTGACGCTGTACGCAAATTCAACGGCAACAACCGGAAACATAATATTCAACATCGGTTCAACAACGAATGTGGCGAGATTTTTATCAACGGGCGAATTTTTAATTGGACGTACAACTTCTTCTGCCGCAAATATTAAGTTACAATTCGCAGGTGGCAGTTCCTCAACCTATTGTGAAATAGCATCATTCTCTGCAACGGATGGTCATTCTCCCGGACTCATATTTCAAAAATCAAGTTCTGCAACTATTGGAACAAAGACCGTTACTGCAAATGGCGAAGCATTGGGAATAATAATATTTTCAGGAATTAATTCGGCAAATATAATCGCTTATGGCGCCTATATTTACGGAATTCAAGACGGAGTTGCAGGAGCAACATATATTCCAGGCAGGATAGAATTTAGAACAGCAACTGCTGTTGCCGGTCCAACTGAAAGGTGGCGGATTGAAAATGGCGGGAATTTATCAAATACGGGTGCAAGTGGAACAGCTTATTTTCATTTAAAAGCGGGAACTGCCACGGCAAGTACATCTCCTTTAAAATTAACGTCCGGAACTTCACTAACAGTAGCAGAAGCGGGGGCGATTGAATTTACAACCGATGATTTGTTTTTTACGATTACAACGGGGGCTGCGAGGAAAGGAATTATTTTAAACAATGGAACGAATTTAATATTAGGTAGAATTCCTGTCGCAACAACCAATGGGCGATTGTTAGATTATTCAACACTGTTATATGATGGTTCTTATCTTCAATCAAATGGTTATAAATCAGCCGATGGCAGTGCTGGAGTATCAGGCACGTGGACGACAGTGGACGGAAAGACAATTACGGCAAAAGACGGAATAATAACGAGTATTGTATAATTATTATCTTTTGTATAGAAATAATATTTTTTGATGTTATGGATTTGAATAAAACAGAAAACCTGTTAATAACTGAAGCACAAAAATATATTGATGAAAATTATAACTTATGAAAATAAAACTCACGGAGCCAATTCTTGATTACGAGGGCAAGTCATTTCAACAGGGAACAATTATTATTACTGCCTCCCTTATTCAATCAATAGAAAAAGGCCAAAAAGAAGACATTTTACAAAAACTCAAATTGCTTTTATCTGCGCCATTGACCTTTAGAGATGTTTTTTTTACAGCATTAAATTCGCAAGAGGAGGGTGAGAAATTAACTGTTGAACAAAAGGTGCAGATGTATCAAATCACGAAAAAGGTTTTTTCAGGCGAAGAACCGGATTTCACCCTGAAAGAATTAGCGTTTATTCAGGAGCGCGTTGAGAAAATTTACATCTTACCGTTAATAGTTGGTAGGGTGAAGGAAGTATTTGAAACGAATAAGGATATTAATAACTTTTAAATATTGGGTATTTGTTTTTTTTGTATATTTGCATCTTGATTTATTAACCTTTTAATTTTTATTACAATGATTAATGGCGTACTTGGACTTCCATCTATTGATGATATTCAATCTGGTGGAGGATTTTATTTAGGAGTTACAAGACAAACAACCAGAGGGGCTAAAAATTACAAGATATCTCTTGGTAATTTATTTTCTAATGTCTTGGGATTTGAAGCAACCGGTTCTGCTGTTGTTATTGACGATGACAAGGAATTGGAGTTGTCCGATACCATAACAACCCACGCTGTTGGAACGGTATTTTCCATTTGGGAGGATGTTCCCGCTGCATCTACCATAACCATTGGCGCTGCAGATACCACAACGGTTATTCCTGGCAATCTGGACGTAAATGGAACAACAACTACAATAGATACTACCAATCTTGCCATTACAGATAAATTAATAAGGTTAAACAGGGAAGGCACATTAGTTGGCGCAACTGCTACCGGATTAGAAATTGAGGGTGGAGGAGATGGTGTTATTGTCGGATATATTAAATTTGATGAACTAGGAGGTGGCACTACTACCGTATTAAGGATAAAAGCCCCTGATGAAGCATCCTATATGGGACTTAATCTTGCTAATTTAACTGCAGATAGGGTTCAATCTTTTCAGGATGTCACCGGCAATATAGCGGTTCATTCGGCAGATAATGCTTTTAATATAGGACAGACGATTACACAGGGTGCAATTACAGATCCAAAATCTGGTATTTCCAATACGGTAGCGTGGAATGATGTTGCCGATACATTTACCGGATGGTTTTTAAATGTAACCGATACCGCTAGTAACGCAGCCTCATTATTAATGGATTTACAAGTTGGCGGAACCAGCGTATTTAACGTTAGCAAAAACGGTAATCTAGCTCTTTTAGATACTGCCGATGCCGCAGATGGCATGATTATTACTGGCACACATAGCAGGGCAGGAGCAGCAGTTGGAGTATCTGGTGATACCGCTTTAAGGATAGTGGGCAGGGCAAAAGATGATGCCGGAACCGTGAAGACCACGGGTAATCTTATTTTTACTATACGAGATGCGGCTGCTGCCGGTGCCGATGGGGGATTGCAAATAAATATGTTGGCAGATAATGTTTTAAAGCAAGTTACTTATCAATGGAATAATGGAACAAATTCCATTCTAAATGTAGGAGATGGAGCCAGTTCCGGTATTGTGCAGTCGGATGGAGATTTTAATATGATATTCAGGACGGGAAACGCCATAACTGGAAGTATTGAAATCGTAGATGGGGCCAATGGCAATATTTCCCTTTTGCCAAATGGCAGCGGAGCGGTGGTATCAACCAGCGCAGCGGATGGGGTTTTAAGGATTACACAAAATGCCGATGCGGCAGCCGTGCAGGTGGCAATATTGAGGGGACAAAGGTTAGCTCCCGCCAATGCCGATATTGGTTACATGACATTACAGCTTAATGATTCCTTGAGTAATAGTACCGAGTATGCACGTATATCGTGGGGTGCCGTTGATATAGCGGATGGGAGTGAAGATGGGGAGTTATTATTTGGCGTTGTATCCGGTGGGGTATTTGCCAATGAATTACGACTTATCGGTACATCTCTTTCTCCGGTTACACCGGATGGATTGGCATTGGGAACCGCTGCAGAGATGTGGTCTGATTTATTTTTAGCTAGTGGTTCGGTGGTCAATTTTAATAACGGTGATGTAACCATTACACATATAGCTGGAAAATTAACCTTAGGGGGTGACGGGGCCGTTGAAATTGATTTTGCTAACAATGAAATGACAAATGTTGATATTAATAGTGGCGCGATAGATGGAACGACTATTGGTGCAACAACTCCATCAACAGCTGTGTTTACAACGGTGTTTGCAAGTAATGGCAGTAATGATGTATTAACCGTTACCGGAACAGAAGATATTGCCACAGGACGAATCGCTATTTTACAGAGAGACAGGGAAACTCCGGCAATTAATGACCAGGGATGGGTGGATTTCAGAATATCTGATGATACAGGGCAGGCGATTGGATGCAGGATTGGTATTCAAATTACCGATATAACAGCAGCTACTGCGGATGTAGATATGTTTTTCTCCGGGGAATTAAACGGAGCACAGGTGGAATTTTTAAGATATGACGCTTCTGCAGATCTGACAGTGTTTTCACGCGGAGCTACATTCGCCGGTATTACTATAGCCGATTTAGGAATAGTAACTACGGTGGATATTAATGGTGGAACGATGGCGGGTGTTACTATTGATGGTGCATTAACGTGGAGCGCTGCACAGGATCTTAATAATCAGGCATTGACGAACGTAAATATTGATAGCGGTGTTATTACCGGTATTACGGATTTGGCAGTAGCAGATGGAGGCACGGGGCTTTCAACATTTGGCGGAGCAAATACGCTTCTTTATACATCGGCAGCAGATGTTCTTTCTTCTATTGCAACGGCAAACAGTGGAGTATTAGTAACATCGGGGGCTGGCGTTCCGAGCATTAGTTCTACACTTCCGCAAAATGGTTCAACGGTTCAGGTTGTTGCGTTAGATGCCGCTACCACTATTGCAGTTACCAGTAATGTGGTTTATCTGACGGCTGTTGGCGCAGAAACACTCACAACAATTACCGGTGGAATAACAGGTCAGTTACTTACGCTTATCTGTGGTGGCGCAGGTATTACATTTACAGATACGGCATGGGGTGGAGCTGCAGATACTCTTTGTTTAACTGCAGCCCATGTCAGCGCTGCTGGAACAACTATTGTATTTGTTAAGCAAGCGGATCAATGGGTTCAAATAGGTATAGCAATTAATGGATAATTTTCCAGTGGGGGATTTATTCCCCCTAACTTTTTTAAAATAAATAATTTATGGCTGTTACACAATTTTCGGCCACTGCCGGGTTATTAGTGGACGGGGTAACCATCTTAAACGGGACTATTGATTTAGATGGAACCGCTAATGCGTTAATACTTGATGCCGATGCGGATACCCATATCTCTGCCCCGACAGATGATCAGATTGATATTGCCATTAACGGTGCGGATGATTTTACCATAACTTCCAATTCATTTAATGTTTTAACTGGAAGCGCCATCGCTGGTCCCAGCTCTACCTTTGCACCATTTGTTCCGGAAGCCGTACAGCAAAACCTATCTGGTGCAGGGGCTGTTAATGTAACCGCTTATTATACAGCATTTACCAGTACGGGCGCAGGCAATGCCATTACATTGGCAAATGGTGTGGTTCGTGGGCAGTTAAAATTGATAACTCATGTAGTAGATGGCGGATCTGGAGTTCTTACACCGACAAGTCTTGTTGGGGGAACAACAATAACTTTCACTACTTTGGGAGAATCTGCATTATTGGAATTTAATGGCACCAGCTGGACGGCACTAATGCTTTTTAATCCAACCACACCAGGCACTCCCCCGGTTCTTGCATAAAAATTAATCGTATTTTAATGCGATATATAATTTTATTTATTATCTTTGTCGCCTAAATCATATATTATATGGCTATCATATCGTTTAAAGAATTTACAAATTTTGCCATAACCGGTAAACAATATATAGAAAAAGATCCCAAAAGGGAAAAAACAAAGTTGGGATATGCAATAAAGAAGGTAATCAACTCAGAAAGTGCAAGGGATGTTATAAAACAATATGAAGATGACAGGGATAAAATAGTAAAAAAATATTCCGATAGCGCAGAAGATGCAAACATTGATTTCTGCATGACAGATAAAGATGGCGCTATCGTGTATGATTTATCTGCAGGGCAAGATGGTAAACAAAACAGAAACTATCGGTTTACCAAAGATAACTTACGGAAAAGAAATGAAAAAATCCATGTCTTAAAAGATGAGTTTCAGTCCAAACTTAATAATTTCGCTAAAGAATGGAATGAAAAAGACATAGAGATTGACATTTTTATATGCGGTGAAGTCCCCAATGATGTAACAGATGAGGAAAAAGAAATTTTCAATGGAATAGTTCTCGCACCCCCATTGAATATCGTCAGTAAGTAATCGCTATACAAATGGCTACTTTTTTCAACAAGGATAGTATTGGTACATATATTTTTTATCTTATTATCCTTGTTTTACTTTTATTGTTTTTACTTAAAGATTGTGGCGTAGGAAACATAGATGAGGAATACAAAACCACGACATTTGTAAAAACCACTGCCGATACCACGTATTTTCCCAAAGACACCATTAGGGTCAACGTCGCTGTCACAAAATACAAGTTCATTCACGACACTATTTGGGGAATAAAAGATTCCATTAAACTATATAGTTCCCCATTTGAGGATTCCATGCTATCTGGCAATATAAGCAGCAAAGTATATGGACTATTGCTTTCCAGTGAGTTAAAATACGTTCCAAAGTTCCCCAAATATATTCACACCACCGACAGTATTTTCACTACTGCATATATCCCCGTGGGAAATAAAACCAGGGGAGGGATATCGGTGGGATTACAGGTAAACGGCAACGTGGGTAAATTTGGATTTGGGCCGATGATGGGATATACGGATAATAAGGGCGCTTCCATGGGTTATGGTTATGATGTTTTGAATAAAAATCATTATTTGTTTTTCACCAAAAGGATTACATTAAAATAATGGATGCGTATATAATATCCGTTCAGGATGGAGATATGGCATTTGCCATTTTAGCAGATCTATCGTTTATTAAGGTAATTGAAGCTCCGGAATCATATTCGTGGGCAAAGGGGAGAATAGCCAATGATATGATAAAATTTTTTTTAAATAAGGGTTTTGAACTTTATATTAAGAAGATACATTACCATGGGTAAGGATTTTTTATCTGACTTGAAAGATGGTGCGTTTTATATCGGAAGTATTTTTTTCAGTTCCATATTGCTGTTTATATTTCTCACATCTTTGGTTTCATGCAACAGCAACGATAATTGGGAGAAAAACAGACCTATTCGCCCATCACAACTGGACACTATTAACATAAAATGACCGGCAACGTTATCATACAACGAAAAATATTTAATGTTAAACCTGTAAGAAATTGCATTGGTGAATTATTTATCAATAATGATTTCATTGCATATACATTAGAGGATGAAGTGCGTGCTAACAATAAAAAGATTTATGGTAAAACTGCCATACCGGCTGATAAATATGATATAAAACTAATATTTTCCCCAAAATTTAAAAAAACCCTTCCGATAATATATAATGACCCGGTTACGTTAAAGATAAAGAGTGGAGATGTGGAATGGTCTGGCATTCTCATTCATGGTGGAAATACGGATGAAGATACTTTGGGGTGTATATTGGTGGGGAAAAATACGGACAGGGTTAAAATATGGAATAATTGCATTGACGAAATAATAAAAACATTAAAAGTTTATGACAATATCGGGATTGAGATTCAAAATAAAATTTTCTCTAAAGGACTAAACCAAAAAATTGAATAATATGGCACATAACAACAGCATCATTAATTCTCCGGAACAAACGGAAGCCCTTATCGGGTATATAAAAAAATACGGCAAGGACAGGAGTTGGCGTGAGCTGGCGAAAATGTTTGATATAACCGGTAATGATAAAATAAATCCTGGAGAACGGGCAAGAATGTTATTTTATGTCAGGCAAAACAGGGAAAGAAATAAAACGGCCACGGGATTTATTAATGCCAAAGACAGTTCCATCCACAAAGTAAAAGAATGGGAGACATATCATGGGACAAAGAGGTATTCCACTGAATATGTTTTAAATGAAGATGAGAAGAAATATTTTGAAAACCTTATAGATGGATTAAAAAAAGATATAAAAAAATATGTTAAACCGGTAATTAAAACAAAAGATAAAAAAAACGGAAACCACTGTGCAATTATAAATTTATTTGATGCGCACATAGATTTATTAACTCACAAGTCAGAGACCGGCAAGGAAAGCAATCTCAGGGAAAACATTGAAATCTTTGAAAACACGTTTGACGAATTATTGAATATATGTAAAAAGAGCATGCCGGAACAAATCATAATTCCGGTTGGTTCTGATTTTTTTAATACCAACGACAATCAAAACATGACAAAGAGGGGAACTCCCCAGGATGTGATGGTTAAAAGCGAGGAAGCGTTTATTGTTGGCATAAGAACATACAGAAGATGTATAGACAAGGCATCCGGTATCGCCAATGTATATGCTCCCATCATAGCTGGCAACCATGATGAAGATAAAGATTTTTACCTTGGACAGGTATTGAAATACATATATGAAAAAAACGAAAATGTTACCATAGACGATTCAAGGTTAGGTAGAAAATACTTCAGATATGGAAAAAATCTTTTTGGATTTGCCCATGGCAACAAAGAGTGGAACAAAATAGACAGATTACCGACTATTATGGCGGAAGAGAGAAAAAGGGATTGGGCGAATACGGATTACAGGGAATGGTTTTGTGGAGACAAGCATCATAAGGTTGAAATGAAGTTTATAAGGGTTAAGGATATGGTTGGCGTGACGGTTAGATTTCTAAGGAA